CTATGACAATCCTTATCTAGGTGTTGCATTTTATACAGCAATGATAGCAGCCTGTACCACAGGTGATACATGGAGTAGTATCTTACTCGGCATACCTGGGTCAAGTTCAAGCGCCGCAACTATTGTAGACGGATATCCTCTGGCGCAAAAAGGCAAGGCTACAATGGCTCTGAGTGCAGCTTTTACCAGTAGTACATTTAGTGGCTTGTTGTTTGGTAGTATAGTATTCCTATTCATGCCATTGTATAGCAAATTACTTCTTGTGTTTGGCATACCTGAACTATTGATGCTTAACATACTTGCACTTACCTGTGTGATCTTTTTAGTAAAAGGAAAGATAGGTTTAGGTATTGTGAGTATCCTAATAGGATTTGTTTTTGGTTATGTTGGTATAGATGAAAACAATGCTCCAAGATTAACTTTTGGCACAGAATATCTAAAAGATGGCATCAGTGTTCTTATTTTTGCAAGTGGAATATTTGCAGTGCCAGAACTTTTTTATATGTTCTTTTCAAAGTCAAAAATGCAAAAACTTAATCCTAGTTGGCAACAAGTAAAACTAGGAATAGGTGCTTGGAGAAAATACTGGCGTGTAAGTTTGCAGGGAGGCATAATAGGAGCAATAGTTGGTGCAGTTCCCGGAGTGCATGGTGTAGTTGCAGATTGGTTAAGTTATGCTCAAACAAAATTTACCTATCAAAAAAGAAAATTTGGATATGGTAATATTGCAGGAGTAGTTGGTCCTGAGGGTGCAAACAATGCAGTACATGCGGCTAGTTTTGTACCTACTGTTGTGTTTGGTATTCCTGGTACACCATTTGCGGCTGTAATACTAAGCATTTTTTATCTGCTACACTTTGATTTAGGCTCAGTTTCTATACAGTCAGATACCGACTTTTATAAATATCTTGCAACGGGATTTTTAGGTGGCACTGTACTAGTAGGCTTACTATGCGTAGCATTAAGCAAACCGATTATACTGCTACTAAAAATTCCTACAAAAATTTATGCGCCTTTGATACTTGTTCTTATTTGTTGGGCTTGTTATCAAGTATCGCATACATACTATGATATTGCCACATTGGCAGTATGTTCAACGATTGGCCTACTTTCCAAACGATTTGAACTAAACAGACCAGCGATGCTGTTGGCTTTTATCTTATTTTCTAAGATTGAGGCCTTGACAATACAGACGGTTTCGTTGTATAATGTTATTAGTTTAATGGAGAGACCAATTTTCTTAAGTTTGTTTCTCCTAACACTTTTAATAGCTTACGCTGGAGTAAAATATGTTAGAAAATAAAAAGGAGAAAAAAACACATGAAATATATTCTAACTGCAATTATGACACTTTTCTTAACCGTGGGGACTGCAATGGCTGATTACAGACTCGTAGTACCAAGTCCTAAAGGCACAGGTACCGCTATATGGGGAGATGTTGTAGCCGCTGAACTTGAAAAATATCTCGGTGAACGAGTTATTGTTGAAAACATCAAAGGCGGTAAAGGAAATGTAGGACTTGAAACTTTTAACACAAAGTACAAAGACGATCCAAAAACTATTCTACTTGCACATGGTGGTAATGCCAATGCATGGTTGATTGAAGATGTAAACTGGAGTTTCAAAGATTGGGAGCCGGTACTTGTACAACCATACAATATCACAACAACAGTTGCATCAGATTGGGATTGGAAAAACGAAACTTTAAATCTAGCAGATTGTTCTGGCTGTGTTCCAGAAACACTTGCATGGACTATGCTAAAGGGTTGGGACAACATTAACTTTATTCGCAAAATGAGTGCTGGTGAAGCACAACAGGCTTGGTTGCGTGGAGACTTTAAATATATCCGTGAGCCAGCAAGCAGACATATTAAAAATACTGCTCCAATGGTAGAAGAAGGCGAAGCAGTTCGTTTATTCAATCACGGTATGTTTACACCAGACAATGGATTTGTACAAGACTACAACTGGCCTGATACTCCAACGGCTGTAGATCTATATACTAAAGAGTTTGGTAAAGAGCCAAAGGGTCCTGTATTTGAAGCATATATTCTTGCAGCAGTATGGAGAGATGGTTTACAAAAAGGTTTGTTTATGCATCCAGGTGCTAATACAGCAGAAGTGATTAATGCTTTTGAACGCATGATGGCCAATGACGAAAGTCGTGCTTATCTTGTTAGCAAACTAGGTGACTATCCTATGTACTTCGGTGACGAGTCAAATATCATTATGGATTCATTATACAAATATGTTACTAAAGAACGCTTAACATATTTGACAGATTTTGCTAAGAATAACATGGAATGGTCGACTGCAACATATGTCGAAGGTAAAACTATTGACTAATACAGATTCAAATCTGTTATTGCATTTAGCAAGTCTAGGGGACATTGTTCCTCTAGACTTTTGTCTTAATGTTAATAAACTTAAAGAAGAACTAAACCAGTTTTCTGAAGATTGGAAGCAATATAACCCAAGAAAACCTAACAATAGACAAGGACTAAGTGTTACAAGTTTAGATGGTAATCTTAGCGGCATTCCAGATTTAGATAGCTTGTTCGAGTATAACAAACAGAATAATACAAACATAAACGAAGTTAATATCAACGTAAAAACACCTGTTGCAAGCAATATAAGCGTCATACAGCCGCTTTTAGATATATTTGATACTCTTGGACGTTCACACTTTATACGCCTAAATAAGGGCGGTTTTTTCCCGCCTCATCGAGACGGAAAAATACTTAATGCAACGTGTTTTCGTATACTTACAATGTGTCATAACTGCAATAAAGGCCAGTTTAAGTTTATATACGAAGATCGTGTTATTCCTTTAGAACCTGGAAGACCTTACTTTATAAACACAAGAAAAGAACATAGTGTGTTTTCATTTGTAGACGATTCAGTTCAACTTGTATTAAACATACCGTTAACCGAGAATAACTATAAGTGTACAATAAAGCACCTGGAGGCAAAATGAAAGGTCGTAGCGGAGTTGTAGATTTTGAAACTATACTGCCTTTTTGGCAGGAAAAGTTATGGCCTAATAGGACCAGTGAAATCAAACCAATGAGTAGTATGATGTATCAAGGTGGATTTGATATGGAAATATACAAAAAATATTCTCCTACATTTTTTGCAGTATATAATGTAGTCGGAGAAATAGTAGGTGTAAATAGCGGTCATAGAACAACAGACGATTTGTACAGGAGTAGAGGCATCTGGGTAGATCCTCGATATAGAAAACTAGGAGTAAGCGGAGTTTTGTTCTGCGAACTTCACGGTCAGGCAATAAAAGAAAAATGCAAAGCTATTTGGAGTATACCTAGAAAAGAAGCGTTGCCGGCATACGAAAAGGTAGGATTTAAAAAAACTAGTGAGTTTTTTGACGAAGGAATGGAGTTCGGGCCTAACTGTTATGTTTATAAAGATTTAGATCACAAGGAAGAATGCATATGAAAGTAAGTAAAATACCAGGATTAGGAAGTTATGGAGTATTTGTAGACGGTGTAGATTTTAATCATATTACAGATGAAGAATGGATGGAGATTGGTGATCTTTATATAAAAAACTTAGTTGTTATTATACGTAATACTAACTTAGATTATCAAGATCAACAAAAATGGGTTAGAAAGTTTGGCGGCAATAGAGATATTGTTAGATATGATATGGCTAAACGCTATAACTTAAACTACGATGAACTATGGAAAAAAGTAAGAGAAAAAGATCCTAATATTAGCGAAGATGATTATTATTTGTTAGCAGCGATTGATCGTGTTCTAGAGCCTACACGATCAGGAAGTATGATGCGTGTGAGCGGTAAAAAAGACGAAATCGGAAATCCTACTGGTATGTTTGCAGAAGGTGATTTATTATGGCACAGTAACGAAGCAGGAACATTAGCTTTTACACCCGGCATTGCACTTTTTGCTAAAGAGGGTGTTAAAGGAACAAGTACAGGATTTGTTCAAACTGTAGATTACTATGAAAACGTAAGTGAAAGTTTTAGATCTGAGCTAGACGACATGATTATACATCATAGATATCTTAAAGGTGCCATTAATCCAGGATATATTGAAGAACAGGACAGAATAAGCAAAGCAAGTCAGTGTCCTGTAGATGATATTGAAATACCTTTAGTAATACAAAGTCCAGGTGGTATTAAAGGATTGCATTATAGTGTAAACACTGTATATAGCATTAAGGGTATGAGTAAAGAAGATAGCGACAAAGTGTTTGCAGAAATCAATAAAAATCTTTTTGTTGAAAAATATGTTTACGATCATTGGTACCAGAATGAAGGAGACTTTTTGTTTTTTGATAACAGTATTACACTACATCGAAGATTAGGAGATACCAAACAACGTTTATGTTATCGTGTCCAACATGATGTAACACATCTACAAGAGGGATTTTGGCAACCTTATTTCCAATCTAAGTTCCAAGAAAAATATCGTATACTGATTGAAGATTTTGTAAAGGTATTAGACATTAAAGATTTCAAATTATGAACCTAAATAATATTGACTATTTTTATTGCGAGTTTGAAGTTGGTGAATCTAATAAGATAAATCAAGACTTCTACGAAGAAAGAAAGTTTCTAGGCGGCTGGACTGTAAGCAATCGGCATCCTTTAACAGGTCTTAAAAGAAAAAGTTCAGACAAAATATTACCCAAAGAAAAAGTATATGATATAGCCCCAAGTTTTTTACGTGCAATACTCGAAGACAACATTAAAAAATACGCAACTGATAAAAACGTTATATTTCTATCAGGAGGAAAAGATAGTACAGCACTTGCACATGCATTTATAAAAAATAATGTTCCTTTTATACCTGTAAGTTTATATAGTGATATATCTACAACAACTGAAAGTAATATAGTAAAACAAATTGCAGATCAGATGAAACTTGATGTTGAATATGTAAAAATAGACACTATACCAAAAGTAGAGTTTCCGTATTGGATTGAAAATCCATATACAGCAAAAGTACTTGCAATAAAAGAACTAGGTCTAGAAGACCACACTATATTTACAGGTGAAATAGGCACAGGCGAAATGCAAGTTAATCAGTCTTTACAATATACTGCTATGATGGGGTACGACCCAGTAGCATTATCTTACTGGCATGTAAATGTATGCGGAAGTTACAGACGAATAAACAGTGTTAAACCATTAAGTGAAAATAAGATTTATTTAGAATGTGTAGAACACTTTAAAAAAAGATTTGCACAATGGGACAGACACCCAGACATTTTAAACAGAGTTATGTTTAGTAGATTACAAGATGAAGGTGCATATAGATTATTTAACTATGGACAAGATGATCTAAAATGGGTGCATCCTTATGCAGAAAATAACTTTATAGAGGCTTGCACAAATATGCCCAGCCACTACAAAGGAAAGAAAAACTTGTACAGAGAAATGTACGAAGACTTAACAGACATTCCATGGAGGTATCCAAAAAGTGGACTTGGCATTCCAACTGTGTAGCATTAAGAACTTAGTAGTAGTAGCAAGTAACAGCGCAAAACAATCATTTTTAAATAGTGTTTATCAACACAATATAGATTGTATTGTACTAACTGCTAAGGAAGCAAAAGAATATAAAGGAGACTATAAAGTAGTTTTCTTTGGGTGTTTTGTAAAAGAACTAAAAGACTGCGAAAATATTATCATGGATGATATTATTTACAGGGCATGGAGCCCGAAACCTTATACTGTTAGATGGGATCAAGAAAGTCTAGCAACGTTTTTAAGCTGTTGGTTTAATCAAGGCAAACTAAGAAAAATGTCAAATAACCATAACTGGAGATTTGAAAACGGCAAACCTACAGATGGAAGATTTGAGTGGTTGAAGGAACTAATGCATTGATTAAAAACTTTTATAGATTAAATTTAGATACAAACTGTTTTAAAGATAGTTTTGATTTTGATTCGTTTTTACATAAAATAAAAACACGAGAGTTTATAGAGCCTACTTTATATCCTTATAACCTTAAAAAAGAAAATGATCTTATATCAAAAGAATGGTTACAATACATGAAAGATATAGGGTTAGAACCTAGAAGTTTAATATTTTTTTATCGAGAAGAAAACTATCAACACTGGGGTGCTCATATAGATTTGAACGACAGCACAGGAGATAATGATAGAATTTATGCAGTAAACTGGACTATTGACCCTGAAGATAAAAGTGAAATGACTTGGTATAATCTTCCAGAAAATTGGAGAGAACAAGTTGAATATAGTATGATTGGCAGTGCATATGCCGAATGGCCTATTGAAACTTTAACCGAAGCAGGAGAAAGATGTACCATAGGAACTACACCTACATTGGTAAGAACTGATATTCCTCATACTGTTTTTATGAAAGATAACTTTAGATTGAGTTTAAGTTTTAGATTTGACTTAAAGTTCCTCGATTGGAACGATGTAACTAGTTATTTTAACCCGTACTTTTTATAAATATTTTTACAATGAAAACTTACAAGCAACTGAGAATACCTTTTAACTTTGAGCCTCCTTGGGAAAGATTTACCGGAAGCACCTACCGAGAACTTAAGGTTCCGAAAGAGCTACATAACGAAGATTTAAAAAAGTGGCTTGAACAGTTTAATCTAGAAATAAAATATTCTCGTTATTTTTACATACCTAAAGGATTTGAACTGCCGTTACATATAGATGTTATGGATTATCCTAATAACTATGTCAGATTAAACTTTATTTTTGACGGCGTTGGAAGTATTATGTCCTGGTACGAGTTAAAAGATCCTAATGATCCGGATAACTTTGATTTTTATGTAAGCGAAAATAATGAAACTGTTCGTTCATATAATAAAGACAAAGTTAGAGTAATAGATCATGCACATGTAAAAAGTGGTGTTCTTGTTAACACTGGAATAATCCATAGTGTATATAGTCCTGCAGATCGACACACTTTTGCATTCTTTATGAAAGAAAAAGGAAAAGATAAAAGATTAGAATGGGACAGAGCTTTAGAAATCTTTAAAGATCATTTTATATAAGTTTTTATTTCTTTTTCTAGTTTTGGTAGTTCAAACTGCATAGGATCGTCGAAATACTTAAAACCTAACTCTTTACATCTCGAAGCAAGTTGCTTGTGTCTTCTTACACGAACTTCTAAATCATTATAAACTTTACCATCATCATAAATCCAATACATTCTAAAAGGCCAACCTTTGGGGAATCTTTGATCCTTTTTAAGATATCCTTTTGAAACATATTCATCTTTGGCTCTTGTATTAGGCTTAACACGCATCAATACACCTATATATAACGGCTTTAAAATATCATCATAAGGTTTTAGTTTTTCAATAGTATCTAATGTATCTTGAAACTCTTCTTCGCTTTCTGTAGGATAGCCTACAAAATACATACTTCTTGTAGTAATACCAACTCTATGACATTGCTCCATACAATACAACAAATCTTCTTTGGTATATTTTTTATCCATTTCTTTTAGCGTAGCAGTACTACCACTTTCGATACCTAGTTTAATATGATGTAAACCGCTGGCTCTAAGTTTATCCCACATCTCCGGCGGCATTTGTTTTTTAGCTCTAATAGCAAAATAAGCAGTCCATGCAAACTTTATATTATGGATATTTTGGTATTCTAGTAATACATCTACCATTTCATTTAGATTTTTTAATACACCATTTAATATATTATCAACAAATACAAAATCTAATACACCGTATTGTTCATAATAATATATCATTTCTGTAGCAATAGCTTTTCCGTCTCTTGCTCTATATACACCAAACTCACCTCTTACATTACAAAACTTACAATCAAAAACACAACTACGTGTTCCTTCAATAAACAAACTAGCAACTCCCATTGTATCTTCTGCTACTTCATATGCATCTTTAGGATAAGCATTAAAAATAAAATCGCTATAGTCTGGATAAGGTACTGCCGTAATATCTACTTTAGGTGTGCGGGGGGCTTCTAGTTGCCAGTTAGGGTCATATGTATGTTTATTATATACTCCGTTAGGTATAAGATTAATATCATTGTTTATAAGCATTTCTACGCCACGTTCGCCTTCTCCAACAATAATCCAATCTAAAATATCCCAACCAAGTTCAAGGCCAAAATGTTCTGCGGCGCTACCACCTAATACAGTTTGTATATGAGGAGCTTTACGTTTCAAACTTTCTAGTAATCTTTTTGCTGTCATCTGGCTTCGTAAAAAGTGTACACTAATACCAAAAAACTTTGGGTTTGCTTCAACAATAATATCAGTCCATTCTTCTACAATATTACCAAGAGTAACTTCATAAAAATCATCAAACATCATTTTATCTTGCCATAACTGCCATTTGTCGCTGCCTTCCCAAAATCGGTCTTCGTCACTTTGAAAAAACTCTTTGTCTTTTTGAAGCCTGTGCCACAAGTCGAGGTTTAGGTCAATATTATAACATTTTAAGTTTACTGTATTAAGATATGCTTTTATACGTGCAGGTCCAATAGGAGGTCGTAACTCAATGCTAGGAACAGTAGCTATTACTATATCTTGATTTTTAGGTATATGTGTAACTTTATAACTCATATAGCATCTCTAAATATTTTTCTTTTAAACTTTTAAGTTTATCACTTCCTGGTTTAATACTAGGATTTTCTTTTCTAAACATTGCAGCCGGAGTTTTTAAAATATAATCCATACTTGATCCAGTATTGTAAACCCGTGCTAACTGATGTGCATTAAAATGATTGTGTTTTCTAAATCTTTCTAAACATTCTTTTTTAAGTTCTTCAGCTTGATACCAGTTTATATATCCGTTATCCCAAATCATTTTATGTTCATTATCAGGTTCTAAATCCTTGTATCCATATTTAACCGGATCTACCATTAGTTTACTGTGATCAAAATGACTTTTCAAACTAGGAATACTTAGTGCATATACTTCTTTATTATCTAATGGACATGTAGGGCTATCTAACCATTCAATTGTTTCTCTCATGCTTTCTAAACTTTCAAAAGGCAGTCCCATAATAAATCCGCTTCCCAAACTTATATCTGCATTTTCTTTAACCCAATGTAAACCTTCAATAGTTTTCTGTCGGCCCATACCCTTTCCGATTGCTGCGCCTGATTGTTTGTTTAATGTTTCTATACCAAACTGCATTCCAATACAACCACTTTCTTCTAGTAACGACAAAGTTTGTGGCTGGCTTATTAAAAGATCTGCTCTTGCATACGCTCCGTATTTTATTTTGAAAGGAAGACTTGTAAAAACATCATGAACAAACTCACATTTTTCTGGACTATCATTTAACAAATCATCCATTATATCGTAGACTGTAGTTCCAAACATTTCATAGTTACGCAGAAGTTCTTGCCGGAGTATATCTTTATTTTTCATGTAATCGTTTGTGCCACGTTTTCCATTACCAGGAAAGAAACAAAAGCTACATCTAAAAATACATCCTCTTGCAGTTTCTATTGGTAATGCTTCGCCTGGAAAAATACAATCTTGTTTTTCCCAAATAATTTGACTGTTTTGAAAATCATCGTATACATATTCAAACTTGCAATCTACTAGTATCTGTTTATCGTTAAACTTTTTTGATTTCAACAAAGTTAAATCATCTTTACGACACGCTTCAGCTATTTCTATGATTGCTTTGTCAGCAAATCCAGCAACTAAAATATCAAACAATGATTTTGCTGCTTTGCTATAATGTCCAATACCGCCTCTATTACCTCCTATAGCAAACTTTACATTGTACTTGTCTTTGTACTCTTGTAAAAGACTAAACATCCAATCTTGGTCAAATATCTTGTGTCCTTCATTGTGCATAAATGTATTACTTACACCTACTAGTTTTGTTTCGCTAGTAATAAACTTGTCAAAAACTTTTCGTGCTTCATTTTCAGTTAATCTGCTACAAAAATCGATCACTTGTGTAGAATAACCGTGCTTTCTAAGCTCAGTGGCAAGTCTGTATGCTCCTGCTGCTCTAATCCAACCTTCAGCATAGACATCAGAAAGTATAACTACTTCCATTTACCCTCCGGATCTAGACTAGGAAAGTTACTAGAATCAAAATCTTTTTTATAATTTGATAAACTGTTAAAAAGAGAAGTCCTATCAACTATAGAACTTAACACAATATGATATCTATAATCAGCGCCTCCATTTAATGCTGTATGTGGTATTGCTGTTTCAGTAAAATATATGTGTCCATCAGCAGGCATATGTACAATCAATCTATGACTTTGTTCTGGCCAGATCATTATATTACTAGGATTTGTGAGAATAGGTATATGAAACTTAAACGTCATATCTCTATGAAATCTATAACATGCTTTAGAGCTAAGACGCACAAATCTTACTCGTGTTACCTCAAATGGAAACATTTTTATTATTTCTTCAAAATAAGATCCTTTGAAAAGTTCATTTATTTGATTATAACTTCCTTCAGTCAAAGGGTTTCCTAAATGGTCTTTTGCAAGATCTGGTTGAGGCCCGCAACTTTCATAGTAAGGATTATCAGAATATGGTCTACATTGTATTGCAAACTGTGCTTGATGCTTTTGCTTGCCTACAGACCACCAACCCATCTTATCCATTTCAGGTAGTAACATATTAAAGTCTTTTACCATTCTTTGACAATCAATACCAATATCGTATTTTTGTATTAAATCGTCAAATGAATATTTTTCATAATCGTAAAGTCCGTATTCTGCTACTTTATCCATGTTTCTGTTGCTCCTATAGGCTTTCTATCCTTGTCTCTACCAAAGTTTTTAAATTCTGCTGTAGTATATATACTTCTTCTAGGATAGTTTTCTAACCATTGGCTTACACTGTGCCAAGACTTATTACTATTTTCCGTTAATATTAATCTGTTACGTTTGACATTTATAGTTTTTACAATGTCTTTATTACTATCGTGTATATTAAAGGTTCCATATTGGCTATCTACGAAATATAACAATCCTGTCCATATAGTGACTTCGCTATCGTAGTGAGGTTCTAAGATATTTTCGTTAGTTTTGTAGTTTTCGACAAACATTGCTTCTCTTGCTATTCTATATTCACCGTTTGATCTTCTTACATTTGTAGTTTCTCCTAATAAAGGTATTTTTAAAAGTTTGCAAACTTGATCAAAAAACTGTTGACTTAAAATAGACTCTAGAAGATCTTTTGTTTTTCCTTCTATAATGTCTAGACTGTGTATAGCACTTATACCTTTAGTAACTTCATTTTCTCTTTTACTAAGGTATTTTTCTGTCCATTTTGTATTAGGAAACAAGTCATCTGAATAATCTTGTAAAAAGTTATCACAGACAATGTAGTTAAATGGTTCTTTATAAAAAATGCAGTTGTTCCAATTAAACATAGCTTCCCCTGTTAAACACTGTTCTTGTTCCTCTCATATATGTTGGTGCCAATATGCTGTTTACAAACATTGTTATTTTTTCTTCGCCTTCTTTATTTGACCATGTAGTGTCCTGATTTGGGCCCATTGGAAATGCACCTAGTTTACAATCTTTTGTAAGCCAGACTTTAGGACTATCAAACTCTTTTGGTTTTGGTATTAGTGTTTCTTCAATATTAAAATCTTCTTCAGTATTATCTGCACAGTTCCATGTACAATATTCTAAATACTCAAACCAATCGTGAGTGCAAAGTATTTCTTTTCCTTTTCTATGGTTATAGTCTAATGTAAGCAACATATTTTTGTTAAAGTTTATTAAATCTTTTAACAACGGATCTTCATATGTTTCTAAAATATATGTTTCAAACTCATTCCAAAAATCTTGATTCAAGTTATATTCCTCGTTGTATAAACAATTCCATAAAACATATTCTTCTAGTTGATAATATCTTCCATTCTTTAATGCAGGTATTTTTATTTCATCTGTTGCACTGTCATCGTGTAGAAAGTTTTTAAAATGTAAATATCCTTCTTCAAAAATAGAATAGGCACACTTGTATTTTTTATTTTTAAAAAAGTTTTCATAAATATCTTTATAAAAATCGTAGTAAGAAACTCCAAGGGTATTTCTACAAAACATACTTGCCCATTTCGAAATGCTTCCTCCATGTAAAGCCATAAAAATTTTTCCAAAGACTTTCATTTCCAGCCAGTCATCTAATGTATATGTACTTGTGCTAACTATAAACTCTGTCGAATGGGGATCTAATGCATGCGATTGTTCAAGCATTTTATGATATCCATTTATAAAATGGTATCTGGTTCTAGTTCCTATATTCCATTTTTCCATATAATCAGGTTGTGCTGCTGGAGAGTTAGGTAACAACTGAAAATCATATATCCTACATTCATAATGTATTCCCCATTCTAAAGTATCTGTAAGAGCTTTAATCCATAGTTCATATCTATCGCCAGGCATTCCCATTATCATTTGACTAATACAAGGCATTTTATTTTTGTTTAGTTCTTGTATCATCGGTATCTGTCTTTTAACTGGGATATTATAACGATCAATACAATCTAAAACATCTTGTACTGTATGCTGTAAACTAACTACATGCTTCTTTAAAAGTTTTGCGTCATATAGTAACTTTGCTATTTCAACTGTACGTTCGGGTGTATTTTTACTTGTACTATACTGAAAACTTTTTGGATACCCTGTTTCTTTTTTCTTTTCACATATATGTCTAACAAAATCTAAATCTCTAGGAAGTATTCCTAGATTTGCTCCGACGTGATACAACACATCGACGTTAAGATCGTTTGTAAAAAAATCTATTTCTTGTGCTATTCTATCATCTGGAAATCTTCTTACTTTACTGTTAGTAGCACTCCCCCAATCACAAAAACTACATTTAAAAGGACATCCCCTATCAGTTTCCCATAATAATGTAAACTGTTTGTTAAGGCCATTGTCTATGTATTTTTCTTTAAACTTTAAGATCCATTCTTTATTTTGTAGCCAAGGACTAACTTCAAAATCTTTAAATAAAGAACTCGCAGGAGTTTTTGTATGAGGCAGTATTAAATTATTTACAGTATCTAATGACTTTCCTTGTTGTACACATCTTATTACATCTGCAAACGGTTTTTCGCCGTCATTATAAACAATAGCATCTATTTGAGGATGCTTTAAAAATATACTTTGATCTTTCCAATCGGGATGAGGTCCTCCAGCTACAACTAAACATCCAGGGTTAGCATCCTTTACCCTTTTTGCTATTTGTAAGTTAAGACTCCAGTTCCAATCATAACAACTTAGTCCTAGCACATCTATCGACTCAATGTCTACTCCATTTAACATAGTATCTACATCAGTATTCCGGAATAAAGGATCTAACCAGTTTACCGGTTCAATATCATCTTGTAGATCAGTATATGTTTTAAGGCAGAGGAATACCAAAGGCATAAACACTTTTGAGTCATAAAGGTTTGGCTGGGAGATCAATACATTTACGCTCATAGTTATATTTACATAGTTTTTGTATCAATAAATACAAACATGAATGTTCTTATTAGTGTTCCTACCTTTCCTTTAAGTGGAATGAGGTACTTACCTTTAGTGTGGGCTTGTCTTAAAAGTTATCATGATCATAAAGGAAAATATCCAGAAAAAATAAACTGGTTACCTCCTTTAAAAAACAGTGTAGATATTGAAAACTTTTTAAAGTCAAACGTAAAAGTTGATGTTTTAGGTTTAAGCAACTATATGTGGAATAGTAAGATTAATACATATCTTACAGAAGAAATTAAAAAAAGAAATCCTAACTGTTTTGTAATATGTGGCGGTCCTGAGTTTGACACAACTAATAAAAAGAACTTTGGAAAACTTATTGACTTATATGTTCCGATAGAAGGGGAAGCAACATTCAGTGCGTTATTAGATAGATTTGTAAAAAATCAAGATTGGAGAGACGTTGGAGGTATAGTGTACCGTGGCAAGGATAAAGTTATAAAAACTCCTCCGTTGCCGTGGATCAGAGATTGGGAATACAGTCCTTTATTAGACCACAAAGAATATATGTCTGAAGTAGTAGAAGAAAACGCATCGTTAGGATTAAAAACACTACTTCAGTTTGAAACTACTAGAGGCTGTCCTTATAGCTGTACATATTGCGACTGGGGCGGAGGTATACATACAAAAATCAGGCAACGTCCTGTAGATATTTTACAAAAAGAGATTGAATGGTCTGGTCAAAATAAAATCTGGAAATATTTTATTACTGACGCAAACTTTGGAATACTTAAAAGAGATATAGAAGTAGCAAAGATTATTGTCGATACTAAAAAGGAATACGGATATCCTAGAGGAGTGTTATATCAGACTGCTAAAAATCAAACAGAACAGATCGTAGAAATTGCTGATATTTTTTATAAAGGAACAGTTAGCAGTGGACATATGATGAGTATGCAAAGCACAGATGAAACTGTGCTTGCTAATGTTAAAAGAAGTAACTTACCAGCAGAACGCCAAAAAAAGATTGCAGAGATGTTACATGAAAGAGGTGTTCCTGTAAAAAGTCAACTTATTATAGGATTGCCAGGCGACACTATAAAAACATTAAAAGATAGTGTAACTTACCTTTATGAAATGGGAGTTAGCTATGAGGTTGAAAACTTTATTTTAGGTTTATTTCCAAATGCACCAGCAGCAGATCCAAAATACAGAAAAGAAATGCAGTTTAAAACTACATCTGCATATAGTGGTGTTATATGCAGAGACATTACAACAGGTCAAGGCTATAACGGCTACGATCTAGCTACCTGCAACGGTATGGATCACGATGATCAAAGTGCATATGCTGATACTTTATGGAGTGAAACGGAAGACAAAAGCGAACTGGTTATAGGTTCGTATAGTTTTGATGAAAGAGAATGGGCAAATATGTTTAGTTGGTTAAACATATTTAATGGATTAGTTGAGCTAGGTATTTTTAAGTTTTTAAGCGATTTTTATAATGAAAACGGTGTTTCATATAAAACATTCATACACAGATTTCTTGAACTTTTAGTAGAAAAAGATCCACTTTTTGCAGAAATATATCACGATATTTTTAATCAAACTTTAAAGTTTAGCATGAAAGAAAAAGAATATGCTGAAGTGACTATAACAGGATACAACGATACTATAGGGTTTGATATGAGTGTTGTAATACAAAGCTGGATAGCAGAACATAAAGAACATATATCAAAAAAATGGCCGAAAATAATACAAGACGAGTTCGGCTATTTTGATATGATACCTGAACTTTTTGAGTTCAGCATGGATTACATTGTTGGATATGACACTGTAGAAGATTTCCAAAAAACATATAACTATAACTGGAAAAAGTTAATAAAAGATAAAAACTATATTTCTGCAAAACCAAAAAAATACACAATAAAGTTTAATAACACATACATTCGACATTTTAAAAAGTTAAATGTTAAAATGGATAGATATTATTATGCAATGTGTCTTGTTTATGGAAAAAATAGAAAGTTAATGAACTATAAACTCGATATAGTAGACTAAGAAGGAACTCCGGTAATCTGTAACGTATATCTGTCACTATGACCTACATTACCTGTTCCGTGTGGTGTAAGATTGTGCCATTGAATACAGTCTCCAGATTTCCAGTTTGCCCATATAGTATTTCCAAAATGCCAAAACTGTCCGTATTCCCAATCATTACATGCTATTCCGAATCGTTTATGATTAGTTTTATGATTTAAGTTATCAATGTGTGTAGGAACTAAATGTCCGGGAGGCTGGACCATGAATCTTACTTTAGCTTCTTGTATTTTTAAATCGTCAACTATTTCAGCGAATGTAGGGAAATCTTTCAAGTCTAAGTTTTTAGTTGTTCTTGTACTTTGAATATATAACGTATCACTTATAAATGCATCTTGGTGTCTATTTTTATCTAGTTCAATATCAATATATTCTAATGCTTTTTCTGTATCTTTAGATAAATCTAAACTGTAGTTTTTTATAAATGTGTATGTATTTGTATTTTCTTTAATGCTACGCTTTATATAATCAAAATGTATTTCAAAATCTTCGTCCTGTTTTGTTTTATCTACTGTAGGGTTAACATTAATATTAAAAACTTCGCGAAGTATTAAACAATCTGTATATGTGTATTCTGAAAAGACTTCATCTAACTGCTTGTTTATAATCTTGTTATAGTTATTATACCATTTTTGATTATCAAAAAAACTTAGTTCATATTTGCTTAATAAATCCATTACTTTCTCTTTAAATAACTTTCCTTTTAGGTATTTTTGAATCTGCTGAACTTACACAACTTTTTGTAATACACGTTTTTGGCTCTTTAAACAAGGTAAACCCTGTTTCGATGTTACCAAGGGGTGCATCATGGCAAGAATAACTCCTTTTTACCGAACCGTCAGGCTCCCGTATTATTATTCCGCTAAAACCGGCGTTACACCGCCAGCCTTCGAAATTGTTGAAATTAAAGGCATTAAAGCGTTCTGCTTGGTCCATATACCAGCTTTTACCTTTAGAGTCTTTTAGTTCAACTTGCATGTGCCACGGGACACTAGCATCGTTTTTACCCATTATTCCTTTAGGTACTTGGAAGCTCGGCTTAGGGCGGTCCTGCCATTTTCGTTTACTTTCCGTGTATGCTCTTTGTGGCATACCGTTCCAGAGTCGCTCAAGCATATCCCCAGTGTATCCATCAACCACTCTTGACGCAGTCGGATCCGATTGAGGCTTGAGAGTGACATTGATTCCTTGCTCATGGAAGAAAAGAGCGTTTTCCCAATCACGCTCAAACCATTCTGGAACCATAACTTGATTAATTGTAACCTGTACATCATGCTCCTGACATAGTATTAGTTTGTCTGCAAAGTCTTGTAACTTATCACTAGTATTTAAGTGTTCTGTGTGCAGACTTGCTGTAATACTTGCTCTATGAAATGGTTTTACACTTTCTACATATTGCTCAAACCACTTCATTGGGCGTGAGCAGTTTGATGTCATATGAACACTAGTATAGTTAGTATTTGGTACGTCTTCGGCAAGGTATTGTAAAATATCTAAGTAGCCTGGATGGAAAGTAGGTTCGCCGCCACTAAGACTAAAGTGAAAACTGTTAAATCCATTATCACGAGCTTGTCTTTTTATTTCATCAATCGTTCGTAAACAAAGCTCTGTTGGTCTGTGATCTTTTTTGTCTGAACGGGCGTATGGCCAACAATAGCTGCAACGATAATTGCAAAACCTACCAAGTAGCCAACTAACAGTAAACAAATCTCTATAAAGAAGAGTACGTTGTCCAACTTGAACAATGTCGTCAAAAGGTATTTCGGTAAAGTCATAGTTTGACCATTTTAAATCTTCATTCATAATATATTGTACTACAACTTTATTCTTTTGTCAAGTTTCATTTTTAAGAATCGAGCTTGCTTTAATAACCCACCCGACGACAAATGACCTCCATCATCGATGCAGTGTGATTGATATGCGGGTTTGCCTTTAAATATTCTATTTTGCACGTCAAACTCCGCAACCCCTTTATAAAAATCATCAGGAATCTGAGAAAATATTAAACCATTAACTTTTGACATTAGCTGTTTTAAATAGCTTACTTGTGCTCTAAGATTTGTTTCATACAAAGGAGTGTTGTTTATAATAAAATGCTTCCAGTATTCTTTAAAATGGCCATCTCTAAGAGTACTAGGATTACTAGTTAGTAAATCAGCTGTCCCTGTTTGATAATAGTTAGGAAACTTTTTTATTATGCAATGTGGCTCTGGCTTAGGAATAATTGACACCCGAGGTGATTTTGTCATTTGAAAAAAGACAAACTTAGGTTTTATACCAGAGTTCAGAACCCATTCAAGTTGTTGAATAGAGTATAGTAAACAAGATCCGCCTTGAGCAAAGTTTATTACATTACAATCTACCATATTTGATAAATGTAATGGCCAACACGGTATATTTTCAGTGGCACACAAAAACGGTCCCGATGTGAAACTACAACCAAAAGTTAGTATAGAATCATTTAAAAAATCTATATCATAATCATAATCAATATTTTTTCCTACTAAACCCATTAATCTTCCCCATGAACTATCATGTGATATCTTACTTGATCACTATTATTAAATACACAATGATAATCACCTATGCGTATGTTATAACTTATATTATCTTTCCAAGGAACTTTGCCAGCGTAAGCAAAGTTCTTTGTCCAAAAGTGCATTTCACACCCTTTTGGATTATTAATACTTATATTAGTTGCCCAAACATCAGATTTTTTATTGTCACAATGAACACCAATAAATCCTCCAGGATCTAGTTTCATTATTCTAACACGAAAATACTTTTTCTTTATTTTTCTTTCTTTAAAATACCTAACAATAGAAGGAACATTTTCGATAGCTTCATCTGTCCATTTATAAGGTGTTTCAGCATCATTAGCATACCCATATTGATCATAGCTTAAAGTTTTATTGTAACCTATTCCGTGTAATACAAAACTACTCCAACCTTTATGGCTTTCGCTATCCCTATGAGGTGTGAACAGATTACGTTCTTCTAAGTTTTTTATTTCTTCTAGAAATACTTCAACAGGAAATCTCCAAGGATTTTCACTAAAATAGTTATATCCGTCTTTTGGTATATTTTGTAAACTATCAATATGGCCCCGCGGTCCTGATCCAAACCAATCTGTCGAATAGTTTGATTTTAATATTTCTGTTAAAAGATTACATATTTGATTATCAATATCGTTTAGTTGTTTATACTCAGGCAAATAGGAAAAAACATTAGAAAACCAAACATAAGGATTTTTACTGTTTGTTAGTTCTTTTTTAATAGTTTTGTTTAAGTAAATAATATTCTCATTATAATACGAAAACTGTATTTTAGATAAATCAACTTCTTTTATTTTTTGGAGAATGAGATTATGTTCATCTGTTATAACACTAATTTTACTTTTTTTAACTTCGTCAGAAAAATCTTCAACTAAGTCTTTCCAACTGTTATAATCTTTACAATTTTTTATAATATGTTTATAGAAGTTTACTGATTCATTATTAATATCTACAAAAATATATTTTTTTAAGGTTTTTCGATTTTCGTATATTAGTTCTAAGGGCAACTGTCCACTTGCAACTGAAACTATTAAATCTTTTCCTGTTGGTAAAGTATCTATGTGCTCTGTATTACAAATGTATACTTGTCTCTTACTCATAAGAGAAAAGTTTTCAAAAAAGTCTAGTTGTCCAGCATGACAACTATCTTTATTACCTCTTAACTTTTCTTGGAAACTGTTTTCACTATCTTCTAAATGATAAGAGTAAAACTTTTGATTTCTTATTTCTTTTGGAATATTCCTTATAACACACTGTTCGTTAACTGCAAACTGTATTAAGTCATGTAATACACAAAAATTAAAATCTTTTTTAACTATAGTTCTTTTTCTTTTTTTACCTTTTTTAATCCAAAGAGGAGTATAATCGTCATGTATATCTTCAGAACTTCTTGCACAAACAGGAAATCTGTTTGATTGGTATTTGAAAGATTCTTTTACTTTAAATCTTCGATAAGCATTCATGCAAAAATGGCGTCCTAAAATAAAAAACTGTTCGTGCAAGCCATATAAGTTTTGAAGATCTATTATGTCTTTATTTTTCCTACCAATATCTACAATATGTCCAGCAACATCTATTTTAACAGATTTGCAATACTTAACAATTTCTCTAGCAATCTCTGGTGCACTTTTTACTATTGTGCCACTTGCAAATACTACAACATAATCTAAGTTTAACTTTACAACGTCTGATATCATATCATTTATATTAGTGCTTTCAAGTAACTCAGATCGTGTATTAGTTGTTTTATAAATTTCGCTAGTAATATGAGAAGCTGCTAAGTGAGTAACTCTAAACATGTCATCACTTAAACTATTTAGGTTTTTTAAACTTTTTGTGTTCCAGACAGCAACACCTAGTTTCATGTTGATTCTCCTTTTATAGTATCTTCAAACTCTGGAATAATATTTAATATTGATTGAGATCTACTTTTATCTAGTTCAGTAGTGTAATGCACAAAATCTTTTAACTTACTAGACCAATCTTCAGCAAACATGTAATCTATTATTCCTTGCACTTTAGGAATTTCTAAATATGAGTTTAGTTTTTCCTTTGCTTGTTTTTTTAATCTATCAGGCAAACATCTAATATTTAAATATTCAGGATGATTTAAAATATTAAAATAAATCCTATGGTTATATGGTTTAGCCCATTCTATTAACTCATGCAATCTTAATATATTATACATCTGAACTGTACAGTGTATTTCTATATTTGCATTATCTAAACTTCTAATGATTTCAAAGTTTTTCTCTATCGTTTTCCAATCACTTGGATATCGTATATATCTATCTAACTCGCCGATGGCATCTATACTACAGTTTAGTTGGATAGATTTAAACTTTTTCCATTTGTCTAATAAGTGTCTAGGAATATTAGTAAGATTTGTATTGTATTTTAACTTTATATTTTTTGCAGAATCGTTATCTATAAAATAGTCTAGAAGTTTATGTTGTTCTTTAATAATAGTAGGCTCGCCGCCTGTTAAATAGATTTCTTCAACAGTATCAGCAATGCTAAAAAGATTTTCCCATGTCTTTGGATGTTCTGGCCATTCCATATTCGACAACCATTTTACTTCTTCGTTGTTTAACTTTTCTTCAACTAGGTGCCATTCTTTAACCCATTGATTACTCGAATAAGGATTGCACATACGACATTTTAGATTACACAAGTTACCTAAACGTAAGTCCACATATTTAATGTCAAAAGGTGCATCTACTGTATACTTAATATCCTCTTTCCATTTTTCATTCCATGCTTGCCTAGAACTTTTAATACCTACATCTTCCTCGCGAAAACACCGTGTACACATTTCAGGACGCTCGCCGTTAAGCATTTGTGTTCTTATTTTTTTATATGTTTCACTGTTCCATGCTTCTACTAAGTCATCTCTTTGTAGTTTATAAGGTTTGCCATCTGATTTTGCAATAAAGTTTTTACCAGGAGTGCTATTACAACAAACACGAAGAGTTCCTCCAGCATTTGTAGCAAGATGCATCCAGGGTAATATACAAAATGTGTCAGCCATTTATAGTCCTTTAAGTTCAGGAAAGGTTTTTTTATAATCAGTGTTACGGATATTATCAAGTTTAGATAAAGTTTCAAAACACAAATCTAAAGATTCTTTGTTTTCATAATCCATATTTGATTCTAAATAGTTTATCAAATGTAAAAGTTTTTGTTTATAAACACTTGAACTATACATTTTTACTAACTCTTTTTTATTCTTAATAGGAAGTATTTTTACTTCATACATTTCGGGTACTCTGAGTATTCTAAAACTAACTTTAACTTTTTGTTCAGTTGCCCAGTCAAGCATATCTATAACATTATAAGCATTTAGTATTTGCCAAGTATAAGAAATAGCTACACGTATATTTTCTATTTGTTTTACTTTTGAAATATTTTTAACAATTTTATTCCAGTCGCTAGGAAATCTTATGTAGTTATTTCTGTCTTCTAAACTATCTATACTTGCAGTAAGTTCTACTTTTTTAAAGTTTTTCCAGATATTAATGTATTTTTCGTAAAGCATTGTTAGATTTGTATCATATTGTATTGTAATATTATGGCTTAATCCCTTTTCTACAAAATATTCTAAATATTTAAAATGTCTTTCAATAAGCATTGGTTCGCCGCCTACAAAATACAATGTATCTATATTAGCCGAATAAGATTCTAAATCTTTCCAAAACCCTTCATCCTCATACCACTTGTATGAGTTTGTAGTATCTATATATTTTTTACCTTGCTTTTTAAGTTTAATCTCAACGCCTTCATCAAAATATGACATCCGGTTATTTAACTGAACATAATCAGAATACCAAAAGTTACTACTAGACGGATGACACATAGTACATTTTAGATTGCAAACATTTCCAAATCTTAAATCAAAAAAAGTAGGTTTAAACTTTGATGTTCCGTCTTCTTCAGTATAGGACATAGCTGTTTTTATATCAAGTAAAGGATTTTGTATATCGTTAAGTATTTTAGTCCGTCTACTTACTTTAGCTTCTTCTTCATTTTTCCAACACAAAGAGCATGCATCAGGTTTTTTATTTGAAAGCATTTCTTTTCTTATTTTTTTCATATGCGGAGAGTTGTAAATACTTTCTAAACTATCTGTGCCAAAGCGGTAGTTAGATCCGTCTTCTTTTTGTAGCGATTTTGCTAAACAGCATGCTCTTGCAACGCCATTTGTTTTTGCAGACATATGCATCCAAGGTAAAGGGCAATAAGTATTAGACATTATCTACCTCTTTTGCTAACTCCGGAAGTAACTCTCTCCAAGTTTTTTTAACATTTTGTACCTGATCTAGTTTATCACTATATTCTATAAAATAAGGAATTTGGTCGCTCATATCACCGCCATTTAACATGTTTATAGCATCTTGCATGTGTTGCATTGCATTACGCTTTCTATTATGAGTCCAGTTTTTATGGGTTTTAGTAGGAATAGATTCTAAGTATTTTTCTAAATCTTTTACTATATTTTTTCTAAGATTAGAAGGTATTACTCTGCTATCTAAGAACATAGGATAGTTTACACGATGTGTGTGTATTTCGATATTAAGTTCTTCAGTAAACTCGTCAAATATTTCAGGTATATGAAAACTATTGTAAATCTGTAACGTACATGCTGCTCCTAAAAATGTAATCTTAGGATGATTTCCAATCTTTATAATATTTTTTTTAACTTCAGAATAATCACCAAGTTGTCTAATATAATCGTATACATCGTATGTGCCGTCGATACTAATCATAACATTTACAGACTGAAAATGATTCCAAAGTTCTTCAATACTATCTTTTTTATAGTTTAGTTTAGTTAAGTTTGTGCTGTATTTTATACCTATATTCTCTCCGTAAGGTTTTAAAATATGAAGAATCTTATAGTGTATAGGATCTATTAAAGGTTCGCCGCCTGCAAATTCGATTCTTTCTATAAAAGGTGCTAATAGTTCAAACTCTTCCCAGAATCCCTTATTATCATCAAATGCACTTATATAAGGTTTAGAAGTTAGATCATATTCTTTAACTTTTCTGTATGTACTACCATTTGCATTTTCCATCAAATGTTCAATACTTTTCCAATCCTTACTCCAACTAGTAGAATCTAAAGGATGACACATTCTACATTTTAAATTACAAAAGTTACTTAACTTTGCTTCAATAACAGGAATTTTAAATGGCATATTGTATTCGTCATCTAAACTTTCTAGATTATTAATAAATCTTTCTGTTCGGGTTTTATTATATCTTTGTCGCATACTTCGAACACCAATTTCTTCGTGGCGCCAGCATGCATGACATTCCTGAGGTTTTTCTCCTTTTAATAACTTTTCCCTAACTTCTTTATATTTTTCACTATTCCATAACTCTTTAATCGAAATATCTTTAATATTTCCAATAGGCCAACTTCTACAACATAACTTTAAATCGCCATCTGTTTTAGTTGCCATGTGTGTAAATGGTAGAAGACAAAATGTTTTGCTATTTTTTGCTTGTTCTACATGTTTTTTAGTCATAACCGACGCTTCCTTGTATTGATATCAGGAAGACATGTACATCTATCAACCGTACAAACTATCGGCTGAGTCAAAAAACTAATATCCTCGTCGTATATTGTTTTGTCTGTTAATCCTTTAGTTTTTACAGGACATTTACCCCCTAATGCTAAAGATCCATTATTATTAATTTTTAAAATATCAACACCAGCCCAACATTCGAAACCTTTAAAATAGTTTAATCCGTTTGACATAATAGTTCCAGGAGCAGTTTTTTTAGTTTCGTTATTAATACTCGAAATCCTATAATATCTATCTTTAGGATTAGCACTTCCTGCTCTAACAGGTTTTTGAAATATAGTTAACTGCTCAGGAGTATAGTCATAAGGATCTGTATCAAAATCTTTAAGCAAAACTTTAGCTTCTATATGGAAGTTATTCCGACTTTGTTTCATTATTTCAATATCACTTATGCATTTATCCCATAAGTCAGGTATCATAGGAATAGATATATTAGCATGGCAACCATGTTCGATTAATGTATCGCAAACTTCGGTACTATGCTCTGCTTTAGCATTTTCAGCATGATGAGTAACTTTTACCACATCAAAATATGGAGCATTTTTCTTCCAATAGTCTATCTTTCTATATGCATTTGTTATAAACTCAACTTGTGTATTAACATTTAATATTTCAGCTTCTTCTTTTATTGCTGCACATATAGTACTAAAGTCTTTATATAAAGATGTTTCTCCTCCTAAAAAGTTAAAAATAAAAACATCTTTACCTAGAGATTCAGTATAAAACCTCATTGCTTTTTTAAGAAACTTGGTTAAATCATCTGCTGGGATCCAAGGCATTGTTCCGTCATGTGAACCAGCAGGACAATAGCTACAAGCCCAAACACATAGATTTCCTAAATTTATATCAAATAAAAGATGGTTTTTTAATCGATTGTCTAAATAATCAATCTGATTTATTTTTTCCATTACATAATGTCCTCAAATATCGGAAATACTTCTAAAAATTTATTTTCCCAGTTTCTTTGTTTATTTACAAGGGTTAAATATTCTTTAGTTTCTGGAAGCCTTGCGCTCCAGTCTTCAGCATTCATAAAGTTAATAATACCTTTAAATCTTTTTAATCCATAGTTAGCAGTTAGGAATGTTTCTTTGTCGATTCCTGCTTCCTTTACTCCGGTAAACTGATCCCAATTTTCTTCTATCCAAGGATAAAACTCTTTTTCATATTTTTCTGTAATCTTTTGCTTCACATTTTGTGGTAAAACTTTCAAGTTAAGTTGCGGAGGCCAATATGCAAAATGCATGTTAATGCCTCCTGCTCCTAAAGGCCATTTATTCCATTTTTTAAATCCTGCTTGTGTTTTCCATTTTACAAACTCAGGAATGTAAGCAACATTAAGTGCCATAATAGTAGTTGCTGAAGTTAGTTCGACGTTGTCACCTGTGGCGTCTAGCTTCCACATTTGCTCAACTTGATGATCCCATTTACTAGGATAACGAATATAATCATTTTGTTCGCCAAACGCATCTATACTATAATGAAACCGTACTCTCTTAAACTCTGCCCAAAGGTCAAACAAATCATCTCTCCATTCGACTGCATTTGAGTTATAACGTAGTTCAATGTTCTTTGCGTATCCTTGACGAATACATTCTTCTAGTAAATCGTAATGTTCATCAATGATTAAACTTTCTCCACCAGCAAAATATAGCTGATACATATGTGGAACTTGTTCCATAAGTTCCTTCCAAAATCTTGGATTATTTTTGTGCCAGTTATAACTTGCGCCGTGATTACGTCCTTTATTTTCCCATGCACTTGTATTTTTAAGTTTTTCATTTTGCATCTGTGGATAGATGTCTTGCCATTCTTTAATCCATCCTGAACTATCGTGCGGGCTACACATAACACATGCTAGTTGGCACTTTGTACCCATTCTAAGGTCTATGTAGCGTATCTTAGGAGGAATACTGCCATCTTCCTTAGTTTCATCAACTAGTTGCTGTAAGTCATATCTATGACCCCAGTATTCTGTTTCCCAGTTTCTTTTACTAAGGTGTCCTGCTTCTTCTTCTTTATAGCACTTTAAGCAACTTGCAGGTTTTTCGCCGCGCAACATCATTTTACGCACATTACGCATATATGAACTATTCCATGCATCTTCTAATGTTGTATGGTTAAAGTTAGCGGGGATACCGTCATCATTTTTTACAATGCCGACTTCGCCGCCACCTATTTTTTTGTTGCTATCTGGATCTTGTACTGAACTTGCATTTGACGTACAGCAGGTACGCATTTTACCGTCTGGTCTACTACTTAAATGCATCCAAGGTAGAGCACAAAATGTTGGGGATATATTCTTAGTCATACTGTACTTATTTAAACTGCTCTGCAAAGGGGTCAAACTCGGCACCACACTTCATAGCACATACTTTTAGTTTACCTGAACTACAACTATTTATATTCCAACTTTTTTCTATTCGATTAAAAATTCCAGTACCGAATACATTTTTTAATCCTTTACGTGCATCAAGTTTTTCTTTACCACCCGATAAATCAATGAATCTCCATATTTGTTCTTGGTAAGGATTTTCATTCCACCATTTATACATACGTCCAGCAGTCCAGCAACAAGGCAATGCTAGTCCTTCTGCTGTGATGAACAAACTGTTTTCTTTTTTAACTTTACAAATGATAGGAGCTGCATCATAATATGCGTCCATACTGCCGTATTTCTTGAGTATTGTTTCTTGCTTGGTAAGAGCTTTATTCTGGTATTTTTCTTCTGGCTTTTTAAGCTCTGCTGTATCTTTGCCTTTACGGTCTTTGGCTTGATGCTTTTCTTTTTTGTTTGATTTTGTGTCAATAAATCTTCCAGTCTTCTTTTTCATAAACTTTTCAACACCCCACTCGTTGGCAAGAGCTTCTGCTTCTTCAACTTGGTGTTGATTATGTTCAAATATTAAAAAGTCCCAACGGGCTCTACCGCCGGCATTGATAAAAGTTTTCATGTTGCGTTCTACATTGTCCCAGACAACACCCTGCCTGTATATATGATTAGTGTCCCTAAGACCGTCCACACTGAAAATAACAGCACCCATCCTGCCAAAGACTTTGGCCAGTTCACTCCACCACGCTTCATCTTTTGCTCCTCCATTTGTATTCATGCTTAACCACATATTAGGGTTATGTTCTCTAAAGTAACGGAATATTTCTAATGTATCTCGTGCAACAATAGGATCTCCTAAGTTACCGCACATATACATTGTATTAAGTTGAGCAATAAAATCAGGTTCAAAAATACGTTTGCAATCTTCAAGTGTAAGCTCATCAAGATTAATATGCGGATTAACGCCTTCGCCGTTCATATTTCGATCACACATAGGACAACTGGCTTGACAGTTTTGTGTTACTTCTAAATGAATTGTTTTTATATTTTTATATTCGTACATTTTGCTTTTTTCTCAGTGCGTTGCTTATTTTATTTCCTAATATTTTATTTCCGTGTATATTTAAGTGGGCGCCGTGAGCATCCGATGTTCTTTCTTTTATTGTAGACTTTTCGTACATATTTGTAAGTTCAAGATCTATAAAATAATCGCTAGTTCCTACCTTGTCTCCCATTTGAAATGTATATGTAGGTATTTGATATTCTTGCATAAGATTAGAAACAAAAAGTTTAGAAAGATAAGTTGCAGTTTTATATGTATTTGATTCTCCAGATATAGCTACATAAAAATCTTTACTAATGTGTGTTTTAGGAAACTGACTTTTTATTATATAATCCATATTTTGAAATTGATTACTAAAGAAAGAGTTTACACTTACGTTAAAATCTATTAACTCAGCATTAAAGTCTTTATATTTTTCTTTGGTGCATTCAGTTTGATTAGAAATATGAAATCTTGGTTCAATAGTTTCTTGTATTATACACATGTCATAGTATTTTAAAGTTTGAGATTCTAATATCGATAATATAACTTCAGCATACCAAAACCAACCTACTCCTCCTCCAGCGTATATGCGTTTGTTCATATCTTTAATATAGTCACAATGTGCCCACCATCCTCCAAGATTAAAGGCAGTGTATTCTTCACCTTTATCTCGTATAGTATTACTTAAACTATAACTTCCTCTAGAGTGACTGCACCCGAGTATTAAAACGTTTTTCAACTATCTATTCCTCGTCAAAGACTAGTTTTATATCTTTAGCAGGTCCAATACGACTTGGCAAATCTCCATACTGCTCTACATACCATTCTATAACAGCCTTATACCAGTTTTGACTGTTATGGTGTGCTAGTTTATTAAACTGATAAATGTTATTATTTGTTGCTTCCATTGTACTCAGTGCTCTGGCACTTTCTTTTTGAAGCTCTCTAAGAGTTAGATCGTCGATGTTCATGGTCTTCCTATTAACATAAATCTTTTATATCCGTATAGTTCTTTTTCTCCGGAATAATATAGTCTACTCATTGGAAACTTTTTTAACATTTCATCAAGGCTATGTACACAGTTTATATGTTCTTTGATAGTAAAAAGATTGTTTGACTGAATAATATATAATGGATCACTTTCTGTCGTCCTAGTTACAAACTTGTTATACCAATCTTCTTTAAAATGCTCTGCACTAGTATTAATAATCAAACTTGGAAATCTTTTTTCTACGATAACTTTTCCGGAAGTATAGTTTTTTAAAGAAAACTCCAATCCATTTTGATGAAGAGTAGTTAGATCATTGATGTCCATTTCGGAACTTTTTACAGTGAACCCTTCAATCTTGTCTATGTTAAAAATCTTATCACTAACCCAACAAGCAGTTGGATCAATATCAAAGTTTCTTATACAACTATATGATATACCAGATTTATCAAGATACTTTACTGTTTGACCAAACCAGCCGGCAAGTATAAAAATAGTATGAAAATCTTTTTGGTCAATTTTAGCTAACTCTTGCGAAAGCCATATTTTACTTAATACTTGTCCTCTACTGAATGCATCTTGTAATGCTGCTGGATCTTGACCTGATCTATAATATTTGTGGAATATATCGAATATAGGATTAGGAGCAAACTTACGAAGCACACTAATAAACTCAACCATGCCTGCTTGATTAGTTGTATCAATAATATTGTTTTCGGAATACATGGACTTCTCTAAAAAATCGATAAACTTTTTAGATTCTAAGTCGTTGTCAAACTCTAAAAATGAAGACAGTCCTCGAACCCAGTTTAGTGTATTTTCTTTATTCATTAAACTTCTCCATTAGCCAGTCAAAATCGTTTATTTCTCTTAGCTTGTCTATATTTTCTTTATTTCTTGCACCATATGCTGCGCCTGCTTTGGCTCCTTTAATAGCATAATCGCCGAAAGGTCTATCTTCGCCAACTGTACACCAAGTATGTAACCGTTCTTGTGTTTCATTATCTTTTTGTCTGTCTATGATTTTGCTAGACAGTTTACAACATTCTCTAAACGCACTTTTCCAAGTTTCAAAAGGTGCAGTATTAAATGCTGTAATATTACTTACATCGTGCATTGCACAAAACTTGTCGCTAATGCTAGTTGTCATATCAGGCTTGCTAGTATCCATGTCAATAGTAAGTTGTGTAGGAAATAGTTTTACACCTCCGTAACCATATTCCATATCGTTAATCGGATTACGACTACGCCATACATGAACAGTATCTAAGTTCCATTTGTGTGGCTTAAAACTAAAATCAAAATCATCAACTATATGTGCATCACCATCTACAATCCAGAACATTTTAGTCCAGCACTGTTTAGCACCTGCAATGTGTGCTTGGTGTATACCTTTTACACCGTGTATACGTTTTGCTGTAGGGAAACGTTTAATAAGACGGTTCCAGTTCTCGTCAGCATTAGGTTCTTGGTATGAAATAAAGACAATATCAAACATAACTTATTATACTACTTATTGGTGGTTTTGTCAATAGCAAACATTCATGGTTATATACGCACATAAATATCTAAGCATGAGTAAAGTTATTCAATGGTACGTATCCGATATACCTAATCCCCATATTGACAAACATTTGTCAAACTATTTCCCGTGGAAAAAACTCCAAACTATGAGTGTGCTACAGACTATACGAGAAATGGATGATAACAAAAGCGAAGACGAGATTGGTAGATATAGTTTTAGATCAGATCCTGAATGGCATAGTTGGGTAGACTTTTATACACAAACTGAAGTAAGATTTATCAACAAAGATTTTAGAAACTATGATCCTAAAGATATAAACATATTTCCTATTAGATTGGTTGCAAACGATGACCAAGTTTTTACTTACAAAAACCTTTGTCCTTTTGGAAACTTGCCCAACGAAACAATAGAATGGTTGCAGAAACATAAAGATTGTGCTATAGTTTTTCATGATGCTCACGAAGCAAAAGCAGTAAGTAGCAGAGACTTTGTTACAATACCAAGTTTAATAGTAAAACGTAAAGAATTCAAACTAGAAAACAGATTTGTGTTCTTAGATTCTCATGCAAACACAAAATCAATATACGAAAACTCAGTATATAATATTCCAGATTGGTTAGTATTTCTTTCGTGCAGTCATTGGATGCAGTTTGTATCTTATACAATGACTAAAAAGCATATAAACGAAATAATAAGATTATCTAAAAGAAAGCCCTTGTTTAAAAAAGGAAGATTTTTGTGTTATTCAGGAAGATTTCGTCCTGCTAGATATACTTACCTGTCAAAACTACAAAAAATAGTACAACCTGAACACTTGTGGATGAAAATATCAAAACCCACTGATATGGTTGATCCTGAAGTAGAAATAAAAGAAATAATGCAATATCACCAAGCATATCAGCAAAGATTGTTCAAAAGGTCGCACTATCACAGAACTGATATCGAAAATATGATAGAGTTATACCATAAACTTCCTATTAATACATTTCCAAAAGAAATACAAGAAGGAAATATCGACTATCATCATTTAAAATGGTTTTGGTTGCCAAATCCAACACATTATTCTAGAGCGTTTATAGATATAAGTTGTGAAACATATAACGAAAGAGAAGGCCCATATCATAACGATTTGTTTATAACAGAAAAAATATGTAAACCTATACTTGCTAGACGTCCGTTTATTACAAGTGCTAATCCCGGGTTATATGACGAGTTACATCGACTAGGATTCAAAACTTTCGATCGTTGGTGGAACGAAGATTTTGCAGAAGAAGGTGATGTTAAAATACATATTGAAAAAATCATGCGTGTTATTAGGCGTATAGACAATATGTCTATACAAGAGTGTGATACTATGTGGGAAGAAATGCAAGATACACTTGACTACAATCAAGAGTTATATCTATATTATGCAAATCGGGCACCTAGATTTTGGATTACAGAACTTAAAAAAGTAAGAGGCAAAAAACTAATTTAAAAATCCACTTACTTGTAAAGTATACTTTGGTTTCATTCCTGCGTTAGAACTAAGATGCAAGTGTTTACTATCCCACATCCAACCTTCACCTTGTTTCCAATGAGTGCTGTTATACCATTCTTTATCTGCATCCTGATACTGTAGAAAATGTCCTACTTTCCAATCTTCAAGATACATATTAGCTCTTACTTTTAATCTAGTATCATCAGGATATCGTTTGTTAATCTGAAAAAAAGTATCTCTATGAATAGGAATAGTATTTCCTGGAGGTTGCAATATTGAACTAACTGTTACAACTTGCATATCAAGTTGCTGACCTATCTTTTCAAAGTCTACTTGTGATTCGTTCCACCACAACTGTCTTATTTTCGTATTCTCACTTTCATAGCTATCTGGAAAACCACCATATTCTTCATGTATGTCTGTTAACTCATGAACTTGGTGTGCTATACAGCTACCTTCGTGTACGCTATAATCTGCATCTAAGAAGATGCTAAAATCATAATCAAGTTTAATCGGTTTAAGCATAGTTACTCCATATGTATTCAAGTTCAGGAAATGTAGCAGGTGTATTTTGGTTTCTTATTATATCTAACTGTTTAGTTTGTTTGCACATTTCGTACAGTCTTTCTTCTTCTAGTTGTTCACTCATCATATAGTTTATAGAGTTATTTATTGTATTTTTTACACTATACAAGTTATCTGTATAGGTTTTTGATAACCAATCAATGTGTTCTTCAAACTTTTGTTTTGCTTGTTCTTTTAGATGCTGCGGTAATGCTTTTATATTATAAAAACTAGGATCATGTAAAATGTTTAAAAATAAATCATTTGGCTTTAGCCATCCTTTTTGGCACCATTGCTTGTGTAGTTCTGGAATAGTTAAAACATTAAGTATCTGTATAGTTGGTGCGATATTAAATCTAATGTGCGGCGCTTCTGCTTTTACACGTTTTACATTATCTTCTATTGTGGACCATACAGTATCATGCCTTAGTATCTCAGCTCTCTCTCCGTAAGTATCAACACTTATTGTACAATGTACATTATTAAAGTCTTTCCATAACTCTAAAATATCTTTGTCTTTGTAATATAACTGCAAAAAGTTTGTATTGTATCTAATAAAAGTATTGTAAAGTTTTAGTTTAGATAATCTTTTAAGTATACGATAATGTTCTTCCATTATCATAGGTTCGCCGCCTGCAAAATATATTTCTTGTATATGCGGCAGATACTCATCTAATCTTGAAAGCAATCCTTCTGTATCTTCTACAGCATGAATAATAGCTCTGTCTTTATTTCCTAGGTAACCCGGATTATCATATTCTTCTGCTAGTTTTTTTGCATCAGCAAACCACTTGCTACTGCTAAAATGTCCGCACATTCTGCAACGCATATTGCATATATTTGAAAAACGTATATCCCAATATGTAGGTTTACTATCTAAACTTGCACCATCTTCAAATGTAGTTTCTAATAAAGGTTTGACGCTGTCGTGATATTTCATTATACTTGCTTTTCTCAAACTCCAATCACTACTGCGTTCTTTTTCATAGCAACCGGTACATGTGCTTAACGGCATATCTTTTAGCAAGCGTCTACGTGCTTTTTTCATAGCACGACCATTCCAAATTTCATCTAAAGGTTTTTCGTTTATATTTCCTAAACTTGTACCAAAAGGTGCCATACAACAAGGCTGTACATCACCTTCGGTGTTTATATGCAAATGATTCCATAGCAACGGGCAATAATGCTTTGTAGCTTTATATATTTCTTTTGGTGTTTTATCGAAGTCCATTTGCTTTTTTCCAAATAGGCTTAAGATTTCCTAAACGAACTTTAGGATTTTTGAATATGTTATCTTGTAAAACTGTTAATAGTTTACTATGCTCTGGATGACTATCCTTCCATATACATTTTTCTTCGTACACTTCTTTAGGCCAAGTGCCCCAGTCGGTTACAAGACTAAAGTTAATACTTTCTGCATTAGGAAGTTGATTCTCTATTAAACGTATATACCGTCTCATTTCAGTATAGTTATCTGATTGTACAACAAAGTCATATGCTATTTTAAAGTTAGGATATTCTAACACCTTATTATCTAAATATTTACAATTTTCTATTAGTAGATCCCAATCGCCTCCTAGACGAGTTTTATTTTCATATGTTTCTTTTGTTCCAGCATCAAAACTAATAGCACACCTTCTTAGATTTTTATGTATTTTAGATATACGTCTCCAATTTGTAGGAGTAAACATTGTACCATTAGTTTGTAAGTTAACTTCTAGGTTAGGAAAAAGGTCCCCATCTATTTTTTGTAACATATCTCTATATATTTTGCTTGCAAAAGGATCGCCGCTTCCGGTTACATGTATACTAAAATGCCTATCAGTTGGCTCTTTAAATAACATATTAAATATTTTGTCATTTACTTCTTTTCGTCTGTCGTACAATGGACCTTCAGTATAAAGAAGTTTATCAACTCTACAACTCGGACAGCGAAGATTGCAACTTTCGTCATTTGAAAAGTTAAACATAGTCGGAAGATCTGCAACTGTACTTGTTGGAGGATTATCTATAGTATTAAGATTAGGTAGATTATCACCTGCAATAAGAGGACAAAACTCGTGTTGGCAATACTTCCAATCTCCTGTAAATATTTGATTTCGTAGTTCTTGAGCTCTTTTGCCGTTCCATATTTCGTCTAATGTTTGTGTTAGCACATTACCTATAGGATAAGGTAACCAACTTGGACAACACATCCATGCTTTGCCAAACATATCAAACTCTAACCATGTATAAAGTTTATTACAATACTTTCCGGATAGATCTTTTTTTGATGATTCCATTCCCTTTGTTTCTTTGATCCATACAGGTCCAAACAAAGGATCTACAGTCCTACCATCAGATAGTTTACTATAGGGTCTTGAACTTTCGCTCATCCATTTGCACCATCTTCTACATCAATGAGCTTATTAGAGTTGCGTGAAGGATTAATATAAACTGTCTTAAAAAACTTGCTCTGTTCAGGATCAAGAGGATCTGTTGCAATAGGAATGTCAAGTTCATACTTTAGTGTTTCGCCTAGACCCATTATTTCATAACGTAAACTTTCTTCTGTAATTTTACTGTATTTGGTATCCCATAGATTATTCAAATATTTAAAATCACGTACATTTACATAATCCCAATCTGTACACATAGTTTTGTACAGGCCTTCTCTAGCGCCGTATACTGCCCACAAGCCGTTTTCAACGTCTGCACCTAACATTGTCCAGATATACAATCTATGTAAGTTTTTCCAATGGCTGTTGCGTAGAGCTTCTGCACTTTCAACTTTAATACCTCTATCTAATGCCATTTTTACACCTTCACGAAAACCTGCTCTCCATGCTTGTTGTGCAGTAGCATTATTATATACATCTGAAAAACAACTATTTTGCTGAATGTAGTTTACGTCCCAGCAAAAATCTACTTGTGCTTGTTTGTTATTTGGGTCTGCGTTTTCGTGTGTACGCATTTTAAGCACATATTCTTTGGGCCAGCATTTGATACCGCCGTTGCCGTACATAAGATTATTGATTACATTCTGTCCGCACCAACTAATAACACTGCTTTCTAAAACTTGAAAATCTTCAATATCAATTTCTTGGTCTAAAAACCCATCACGGATTTTATTATCACCATCGATTGTGATAAAACGGTCAGTCTCACTTAGTTCTGCACAGGCTTTGTGTGCGGCATCTGATCCTTCTACTCCGTGTACACGTTTTGCCCAAGGTACTTTACTACACAAGTCCGCATAGTTTTCTTCTGCATTAGGTTCATCATAAGAAAGATATATGATGTCGTATTCTACTGGACGGAATTTTTTAGTCATTAGTTACCTCAAGGCTATATTTTTCAAATATTTTATTTGTGTATATACTTACACCATTTTCTATTTGCTGCGGTGTTAAGTGATGCTCATAAGCATTGTTGTCGAGTAGATCTTTTGTTTGTATTTCAATATTTGAATACATTTTGTAAGGATTATTTTGTTCTGTAAACACAAACATCATTGTTCCTGTATCATCTTTAATATGTTCGATAAGATCTCGGTTAACTACAAAAGCAATATTAGTTAATGTTAACACGACTTCTAAATCAAAGTTAGATAACTTTTCTCCTACTTCAATTAAAGGAATAGTGTCTATGTTTTGGGATTTTTTCTTTTTGATATTATAGTCTTTAGTATTGTAATCAAAAAATACTATGTAATCGTCAAGTTTAGATGTTCCTAATAATATAGATTCAACTCTTTCTGAATCTATAGCAAAAACTTTATATTCCGAATCTTTTTTTACTGGAGATATTTTTGTTATAGCCATTGTATCAGAGTTGTAATAAACATAATGTTGTTGTTTTTGTGTATTCTCAACTTTCAACTTTGAAAGCAAATCTAAAATACTATCAGACATATGTGTCTCCTAGTTTTGTTAAGGCACCGACATTATGTAAAAAATCTTTTTCGGTATAATGAAAAATACCATCTTGTTTATAACCGCCTACAAAAAGTTCTATATTTTTTGTTAAAAAAGAAGGAACAGTTTTTTGCCAGCTATTTCTATGCTTGTGCCAGTTCTGTACATAAGGTTTCATATGTACAAACTTAGACAACATATTCTTTTTATTCGTAACTTGATTTTCTATTCCCATCAACTTAACTGTCATTGCTATAGCAACATCCATACTTACATGCTCTTGTATTAGTTTTGGGCAAAGTTCTTTTTGAAAATCTTTAAAGTTTTTTATTACTAGTTCTAAGTATGCAAAAAAGTTGTGCGTAAACTCTGTTTTCTTAAAGTAGTACAATGCACAATAGATATTAGGAAGATTATTTTCAACAAACATTTTTCTATAATAGTTAGAATCTACTGCTTCATTTCTATATGTAACAGGTGAAGTAGTAAAGAACAAATCATAGTTAGAATAGAAGTTCCATAAGTTATCAATATTTTGAAAAACTAGCATGTCCGTATCCATAACTATTGTTTCTTTGTATGGTGTTTGATGAAAAACCTTCCATCTATTTTCTACTTTCCAGTCGCTTTCGCTTGCCATATCTCCCCAAGCAATAGGATAGATATTATCAAAATATTTTTCGACCGAAGAAACATCGTCGTCAGTAACTAAGGATACTGATACGTTGTTAAACTTTTTTAAACTCATTGCTAGTGCAGATGCTTGCTCTACATAGTTGTCATCTTTATTATTTTGTGCAACTAATAAAATACCTTTATCCAATTTCTCTCTCCAAACTTGCTTTATTTAGAACATGGACATTTAATCCTTGCGTGGAACAAAGTGTATATTCTCCTAGGTGATCTTTTTTACCTAACAAAAATGTCATCTTATCGGATTTAATATTATGTAAAAAATCTTGATCTTTTATATAATACATCTTACCAGGTAACTCAGACATAAAAGATCCTGACTTCATATCATTCATTATGTGTATAGCCATACTAAATGCAAAGTCATTTCTAAAGTTAGGACTACTTATCTGGTAAAGTGAGTTATAGTAAGACCAGTTTTCTCGTAGATGAGATACTAGATCAAAAAATATTTTTGTGTTATTATTCTTTTTAAAATAAATTACCGTTGCCCAATAAAAATCAATACTTTGATCGCTACATCTTTTAAACTCGTCTGTTTTTATATATCCTAAATATTCTGACTTTTTATACATCATAATATCGTTAACGCTACCAAAACATTGATCTAATAAGTTGTTAGAAAATATGTAATCAGTGTCTAATAGAATAGTTTCATCGTATGGCGTAAGATCGTACGCCATATCTCTTCCAACATTTTTCCACTGAACTGTTTTGTTAGACAACGCACCATCAAATATTATTCTGTTGTTAGTTCTTGAAGGTAGAACAGTACCGTCAATGACATAATCAAATATTGAACTGTCAAAGTTTTTTTCTAAATAGTCTGTATCTTTAGTCACAATAGATACAGAAGCATTGTTACAAAACTTCTTTATTCGCTTTGCACAATATACTGCTTGTTTTACATAGTTATTTGCACTGTTGTTTTGTGCAATAAGCAAATATCCCTTAGTCATATTCTACTAGTTTTTCTATAGACCGTTTAGTTTTAAGTTCAGTAAGTTTTGTAAAATATGCATTAGAAGATTGGAAATACAAATCTAAAATAGAATCAAGAAAATCTTGTAGGTTGTCTATTTTAAGAGGATTGTCATTGTCATCGATTAGTATAGCAGACTCTTGTTTACTACTAAGTAAACTAACAAAAGTTACTAGTGTTTTATCAACAGTAAACTGGCCGCCATTATAAAAATACACTAAACTATCAAAGTACTTTTCTTTGATTTGAGTTTTTTGATCTTCAAATGTTCTGGTATAGTTTGCAAAGTCTAGTGCTTTGGAAAGTTTTTCGTCCATATAATACTCCTATACTGTTAAGTATATATGGTTTTGTAAGATTTGTCAATCAAAGATTTGAAGTAGTAGCACCTGAAGGCAGTTCGTTATCCGGTATTTCAACTGTATCATATATAGTGCCATTGATAGTTACTGTTCCAATAGGTTGGAGAAGTTCAATAATACTGTTGAAATCTCCGTATACCGGTTCGTCAATACCCCAGGTAAGATCGTTTGGTTGATTGTCTCTAAACTCAGCTTTAAACCGTATTACAGTATCATTTACATTTTGTGCTAACACTCTGTAATCGTTACGAACATAACTTGCGCCGCCTGATTTGCTGTAGCAAACTTGGTAAGTAGATGTTAAATCAAAGTTTCCTATATTAGAACCAGTGCCTTCGCCGTTGTTGTTGATAGTGTTGGTTGCTCTAAAACTAGTTACACCCATATCTGACATTTCTGTTTGCCAATCTACTGTTTTTGCTTGAGAGCCAGAATAATCTACTCTAGCACTAAATCTTACTTGGCCTCCTGCATTAAAGAACTGTCGTCTTTGTTGAGCATTATTGAAAGTTACAGTAAAGATATGGCTAATAGTACCATTCCATGCTCCGCTGCCTGCATTAAGTCGTGTACTAACAATAGGTACGCTGCTGGTCGTTTCAAGATTTATTACTTGTGCTTGTCCAGTAGCGTCTATTTCAAATCTATCAGTAGTAATATTTGCACCTAGATTTTCTAATGCTTCTATGTGTGTAAGTTCTACCTTATCTGTATCTACCAAGTTAGTTTCATAATCACCGATTAAATACGGGGCGATTGAAAGAGCTGTTGTTCCAACTTGGTGTGCTCTAGCTCTAATCAGATCAATGTATAGATCAGCATATTGCTGTGCAGTAATTTTGTCAGTAGCAGATAAGTTAGTGTCATAATCTCCTGTTACCGCAGTTGTTCCTGTAGATTCACCATAACCGAATGTTGGAGTTGGAGTGTTAGAGTTACCTAAAACTAAGTTACATTCATCTCTTAATGTATTGTATCTTGTTGTATCGATACTTGTAAGAACTCTGCCAAATGTCGGAGCATAGTGGTTATAGTTGTCTCTTACTTCTGCTCTTGTAAGTGTTCTGTCCCAAAACTGAACAGGACCTATGTTACCTCTATAGTCTACATCAAAGCCGATACTACCCGGAATAATTGCACTTAAAGTAGAAAACCGCAAGTCCCCTGTAATAGTTTTCTGACCGCGCTCAATATTGTTTATATATGCTGTTGCTACACCACTGTCGCATACTACAGTTACGTTTGTCCATGTATCTCCAGGAATAGCTCCAGCAATATCTATATATTCTTCGTTGTTTGTAGTTGTTTCTCCGAATATTCTATACGGAGGACTGTTTTGTACCCAAAGAGAGTATAAAGGCCATGAGGCGCCGCCGACACCTAAAATAGTTCCTCTACCTGTGTAGTTACCTTTATTAGAATAATCTGTATTAGTTTTAAACCAAACACTGAAAGAACTTGCGTTTCTACTTAACGTAATGAATGTACTATCAGGGGTTGCTGTGAATGCTACTTGTTCTTCAGCATCAAAGTTAAAATATGCACTATTATCTGTATAGATATCTGTATTAGTATAGGTAATGGTGTAGTTGCCGGCCTGATCTGTAGTGCCTAATGCACGATCTAAATATAATATAGGACTTGCTGCGACTGCCATTTATTATGTCTCCACCATAGTATTTACTTTCTTACTATAACACAACCCCTTAAAAAGAACAAGTTCTTTTTAAGCCAGTGTATTATTGTTATAAAAACTAGGTGCTGCAACATCCACATAAGAACCGTAAGCTCTATAGTATTGAACAACACTTTCTAGTCTTCCGTCTACATTGTTATCGATTGCAGGGTCAGTGACAACGTCATTGAACTCGATACGGAAAACTATTCTGTTATCTCCGTCTGTTCTTGCTTTAATAGTATACAAGTTTCCAGCGTATATACCGCTATAGGTTCCTGCACCCACTTTTTGATATATTACTTGGTCAGCGCCTGTTAAATCATAGTTTCCTATAGACGATTCTGAGCCGTCACCTGTAGAAGTTGTTGCATCATAGTTAAACACAACTGTACCAATCTCTGAACAAAGCTCTGCCCAATCTAGGCCTTTAGCTTGGGCTGCTAAAGTATTGTTTGCACTAAATCTTATTTGGCCGCCTGTATTGAAAAAATGTCTACGATGATCTGCATCATCAAATGTTACAACGATTTCGTGATATATTAAACCATTCCATGCTGTAGTTCTTACACTGCTGATAGCTGAGTCTAAATCAGCTTGGCTAGAGTGTACTAGAAACTTGTCAGTTTCAATAGTTGTCATAAGATCTTCAAAGTCTGTTAAACCTTTTTTAGCACCGTCTGGATCTGCTGTTGTTGCTCCGGCGTCATCTACAAAAAAACTTTCATCTTCTGCAACAACATTTAAGTTTTGTGTCATTTGAGCTATGCTTATATCTCCGGGTCCAACTTGGTGTACTCTTGCTTTAAGCATATCTGCATATATTTTATTGATATCTGTGGCTTCAACTACATCACTTCCGTCAGCAGTAACGTTTGCACTGGATAGTGTTTGTCCGTATCCGTTTTGTCCTGCACCATTTCCGAAAATAAGTTCGATTCTTGATTGTAAGTTGTTAAATCGGGCGGAGTCAATAATAGCCATCTATAATATCCTTAAACTTTTAATATGCACTCTACTAGTTTTTCGGCCTCGTCGCTGTTAGACTCTAACGCAACGCCGACCATATCTCCTAATCCATCAACAGAAGCAATACCATCAGCAAAAACTTTTACTGCATCACCTTTATTTACCGGACCAGTTACTCTCACAGGAACTCTTCCGACTAGTGCAATAGCTTGTCCTTCTGCTTCTGCATTCATTAAGTAAGCAGGCTTGTCGGAAATAACACCTGAAACAATGCTTGCTGGAGTAGCAAGTGCCATCTCATGTTCTTCATGAGCACAAACTGCTACTACAGTACCTACTGCATACTCTGATTCTGTTGTATATTTTTCTGCTAAGTCAGCGTAACGTGCTTGTGTAGCAGTACCTTGGAATAGATTTGCTGCTAAGTTGCCAGTTGCATCACGTACTGCTACAGTATTATTTGATGCACTTACGCTTGCTGTACGGAAGTCTGTTCCGACACGCACCGATGTTGCTTTAGTTGCTTCACCTACAAAACTATATGCATGTATGTTTTTCCATGCTAAACTTGAGCTACCAATATCAAAAGTATTGTCTGCTGCTGGAATAAGGCCATTAATATTAAATGTAGCCATATGAGTTAATGAGCCAGTACCGTCTGTAACTTTTACTTTTACAATACTATTTGTTCCGGAAATATTTTGGATGACACCTTCGTCTCCGTTTTCAACTATAAGCTGAAAATCTTGGCTGTCACCAACAAGTACACCGCTATCTGGAAACTCAACTGCTTCGTTAAAAACAGTGTTTGATCCTGACGAAACTTGTACAAAACTGCTTGCTGGTAATCCGCCTAACTTTTCAGAGTTTGAAGCAGTACCCCAATAATAAAAATCTTGGCCGCTTACTGATGCACTATTTGTAACACCATTGTCAGCTGCTTTTGTCCACTTTAGGGTCAAACCTTTTTTGATTCTATCAAAACCTTCTAATGGCGTTACTGCGTTTAGTGTAAACTCATCTGGACTAATAACGTATACTATAGTATCTTCAATAGTAGCAGCAATAATAATTTTAGCGGTGCCGCTTAAATCTTGCACCGACAGGCTTTGCATTTGGGTTACACCTTCGCCTGCTGTTTGCGGTCCTACTAGTACAAATCCGCTTGAACCTTGTGCATATAGTTGTTCGTTTTGGTTATCCCACCAAAAATCACCTTCTGCTAATCCTGAAGGTTCAGTTGCACTTACTTCAGCACCACCCGAAGTTCTCCATTGTGTGCCATCGTAAAACTTCATTTTACTTGCACCACTATCAAACCAGTTTTGACCGCTTATTGGTCTTGAAGGTTGATTTGCTCCGCTAAAGTTTTCTAGCAAGAACAAAAAGTTTTCGTTTTGTATTTCACCGTAACCAGCATAGTTCTTACCAATGAACTTAAGGTCAGTAGTTTGATCTATTGTGCCGTCTTCTACACTTGTTAACAGTGTATTATTATATCTATCAATTTGATACGCCATTTATGTAACCCCTAGTGTTATAATATTATTTATCCATTTATGTATATGCCGCTGTTGACACATGTGACCATGATGAACCGTTTGATTCAAATATTAGTGTATACCTTGAAGGTATTAGTGTAACATCACCGTCAATGTTACTAAATGTAAAGTCTTGTACAACAGATTCATTTTGTGTGCCGTTTGAATCAACATCTATTCTACTATAGTTGATTGCAGCGTTAATATCTGCTGCTGCCAATGTTGCACTTGCACCTGCATACGATGTTGCATGTATCCTTGCAATCTTACCATTATTTTGACCTTGTGCAGGATATAATGATTGTAATATTGCTGCAACATCGTTAATAGGACCATCCGATGTTCCAATCGGATTTGGATCTAATAAGCCTGTAATGTCTAGAGAAAATACAATAGTTTCTGTTGCGATCTGATCATCTACATAAAACTTTGTAGCAGCATCCTGATTATCAGTGGGGTCTGCAAGTCCTGTAATCTTCTGACTATCTTGTATCGCAATGTCACCGCCAGCTGTAATATTTAAACCTGTTGAAGATGTAAATGTTAACGGACTTAGTGCTATTGCACTATTTGTAATAGTAGCGCCATTTATGTTTATATCGTCAATATTTAAATATTCTAATGTTGAACTTATTCTTACAAGATCTGTTGCATCTGTAATATTTGTTAAACTTGTATCTGTAAGTTTTGGCTGACCGCCTATTTTATAAGTTTTTGTATCGTCACTTAAATTAATATGTACATTTGATGTCCAAGAATCTTGTACATTAATCCATGTCCATGTCTTAGATCCATCATCATTTGTTTCTAGTGTCAATCCGGCGCCGTCAGCGTCAACTGCATCTAATATATCTCCGTCACTAGTCTTAGCTATTTCAATGTTTTTATCTTCAACACGAAGTGTAGAAACATCTATACTAGTTGTTTCACCTTCTACTAGCAAGTTTCCTGTAACTCTTAAATCGCCTTCAACATCAAGTGTATATTCAGGCAATCTTTCAGTAGTAAATATACCTACACGCCCTTCACTAGCATCAATATAAAGTGCATCAACGGTAATACTACCATAACTAGATGAACTAACACGTAGACTTATATCATCGTCATTAAGCTGGTTTTCAATATAAAATCTAGGACCAACTACTTTTTGTACGTTTGCTTGTGAAGCACCAATAGTTAGACCACCATTGTTAAGTATCTTCAATGTACCAACTGTCTCACCATTAGCATTTGATGGTAAGAATGAATCAGCAGTTCTTACAACTCCGGCACCTGTTACAAGTGCGTTTGCTGACTCTGCAATACCTCTGTATTTAAAATTGTCTTTATCAATAATATTAAATCCAGTAAATATTCTACCGTCCGGATTAGCATCTGTAACTAGTCCTAATATTCTTTGACTGTAAATAGGTGTAAAGTCAAGATAACTAATAACTGCTAATAATGTATTTGCTGCATAAAGATAAACTACTGTTCTAGATCTACTTTGTTCATCTAGCAAACTTCCTATTTCAAATCCACTTTTGCCTTGTGCTGTTGTATATTGAGGACCTACTAAAAATAAATCTGTTCCGTCAAATGCATACATTTGATTTTTTAGATTATCAATCCATAAATCACCTGCAACCATTTGGGGTTGATCGTCTTGAACAAAAGGGCCGCCGGAGGCTTTCCACTGTGTGCCATCATAAACTTTTAACCGTTGTTCAGTATTATCCCACCAAGTTTGACCTTGTAAAGGATTACTAGGAGCTGCTGTGTTTGCAAAATTTTCTAATAGCTTGATAAAGTTTTCGTTAAAATATTCACCATATCCGCTATAGTTGCGTCCTACTAGTACTAAGTTTGTAGAACTATTATCTATTTGTCCGTCTACTAGGTCTGTTAATAAATCTCCATTTGTTTTGTTTAACTGATAACTCACTTTATTCTCCAGTATAGATAATATAATTTAATGCTAAGTAAGGATTCATAACATTAAGTTCTTCGCCTAGTCGAGGAACAATGTTACCCAGTGAATCTGTTACTGTATTTGGTTGTTTAACACCGCCACTTGATGCATACCCTTGTGTGCCTCCTGCTCCTGGTTCAATAGTCAATGAAACTGCTTCATCGTCTAGAACTGCTCCGGAGCCAACTCGTGTTGCATAGTACTGTGTACCTGAATCGCCTTCCATGTCGTGTTCATGTTCTGGTAAGTTTTCAAGTTCAATAGTTGCACCTTCGTCACCAGCATTACCACCTATTGAGTCAGCAGCAATATCTGTAACTCTGTTTATACTAGGCCCGCCCATGTTATCCAGGCCTAATGGAAAACGTCCTCTCATATCAGGCAATGCAAAACTATTCACACCTTCGTCAGCAAGCAAACTTGCATCTTTAAAGTTATACCTGATTACATTAAACAGCGCAGTATAGTCTGAAATCTTAACTTCACTACCATCGCATAATAACCACCCGTCTGGTGATTCTTCTCCACCAAATGGTAATATAATACCTGGTGGATTTAAAGGTATTGTTTTTAAGAAGTTACGTTTAGTAATTCTATATACCCCAGTTGTTCCTGTTTTAACATTAAGTAATAACTCGTCTGCATTTCCAGCATCATAAGTAACGTTTTTATTACTAATAAAACTGTTTGAAACTCTTAAGTTAAATGTTTTAGTGCTGCCGCCAGATTGTCCGTCAAACTCAAAACTTACATTGTCAACATCACCTGTTGCAGAAAATGTAGTAGCACTAGCAAGTTTATCAGCAGATCCAGCTCTGCCCGAAACTGTACCACTAACGTTACCTTGCAAATTTCCTATAAAGTTATTTGCATAAACTTGATCAAACTTATTGTTTGCAGTACCTATATTCCTTGAAGCAGGGTTATCTGGAGCAATATTAGCAGTTGTTGTTGCTCCTTCAACTGTAAGATTTCCGCCTATGAACGTATCTCTAGCTACACCTAGTCCGCCTTTAGTTCTAATAGAACCTGTACTAATGTTCGAAGATTGGACTGTACTTTCTACTTGTATAAATCCGCTATCCGGAACACCCGATTCTGGGTTAACTTTTATATTTCCAGAAACTTCAAGTTTCTGTTCTGGAGCACCTGTATTAATACCTACATTTCCTGCAGAATCTAAGCGCATTACCGTAGGTATTAAATCTCCGTTACGTAAACGAAAGTCAATATTTGAACCTGAAGTGTTATGTTGAATAACGCCTGCTTGTCCGCTTACTAAAAGACCAAGTTGTCCACCTGTTCCAATTTGAATACCTTCATTATTTTTAACTTTTAAATCAAAGTTAGTAGTTGAACTTGAGTTACTTCTTAAGAAGTTACTTGCAGGTACTGATTCTCCGCCTATTACAAGTGCTTCTGCTTTTTCAGCTGTTCCATAATATTTTAATGTTTCTGTACCAACTAGTGCTTCGTCACTAAGATTTAAACCTGCCTTAACCCCTGATCTAAATCCTGGTATTGTAACTTTTGGAACAAACTCTTGCGCACTAAAAATTGCAGCAACTTCGTCTTCAATCTTTACTGTTAGTATATTGTATGCAACATCGTCGTCACCAAGAATATTTTCTGCTGCTGTACCTGTAAGCAATCCGTCACTAAACTCAGGACCAACTAATATCCAGTTTGATCCTGTAAACAAGTATAACTGCTGTGTAGCTGTATTAGCCCATAAATCGCCTGGGTTAGAGTTTGCTACTTCCGGAGCACTTCCTGCTTTTTTAAGTCCGCCAGCAGTTACCCACTGTGTACCGTCATAAATCTTTAACTGGTCAATACCGTCTGTATTATCATACCATAACTGTCCTTCTACAGGACTAGCAGGAGCCGAACTATTTGCAAAGTTTTCTAATAAATGTAAAAAGTTTGTGTTAATAGCCGAACCATAATCAGTTCTCTGTCTTCCAGGAAACTGTAAACTAGTATCCTGGTTAAGGGTGCCGTCTTCTATAACAATAGTACCTTTGTTAACAGAGTCAGTATAGTTTATTTCATATGCCATATTTTATTCCTTACCCTGTTAAACTCTGTACACGCACTGTATAATCTATCTGTATAAGTCTGTTTAATGACTTTTGTACAGGATGGAAAATAACATGTGTTAGTAATCTTCCTTCGCCTGTTGCAGAGTAACTTTTTAATCCTAGTTCATCAAAGACATAAGCATTATCAGATCCTGTTGCAGTATCGAACGCTTGCTGTCCGTCTGGCTCACCGTAATCTAATAAACAGCTTACAACAATATCAGTATAGGAAGTACCGCTCAAGTGTCTTATTTCTATTTTATTACGTGCTGGATCAGTGTTATTAACATTTCTATCATCTACAATCTTAGTATATGTTTCGTTATACAAACTTGCATTTGCACCTGTACTGTTTGGTGTAAGGTATGTAATAATACCTGTAGGATCAACACTTGTTCCGCCATTGCCTAGTGCCATGGTTGAAATATATCCTTGTCCTTCGTTTCCTAGACTTTCTGCCATTGCAATACTCATATTTTCATAATGTATTGCATTACGCTTGTTTACTAGAATCTCTTGTGTTTGAGGATCAAAGATTTTAATATGTCCTTGAACCAAAAAATTGTTTGTGTCTTGCATGTTACTCATCACTTTTCCTATACTGTATTTATTCTGGTAACTCACTTGTGCCTGCACGTAAGAATCTTGCAATGTTATTTTCTGTCTGTGCTAACTGTTCACCTTCGGGGCTCCATAAAGAACCTGTCTTTTTAACTATCATAACTTGTGTTTCATCTGCTGGTATATTTACAATACTAACAATATTGTTTTCTACACTAAACTCTGCAGATTCAGTACTGTCACCTTCTGGACTGTCTTGGGCAACTGTAGGATCAAATACTTCTATAGATGCTTTGCGCAATCTTGTTCCGCCTGCAAATACTTCTACTTCGTTTATATTAGATATTTCAAATCCTGGTTCAAAATCTGTTGTTACGCCATCTGCTATAAATGCTTTGCTCACTGTAATATCCTGATAAGGAACAGTTTTACTAACATTTTGGTCATAAACCTCAGAACCTTCCTCATGAATATTTTTAATACCTGTACCTAATGTACCTCTACGAAGCTGACGTAGAGTGTTTTCTTCTTTAACAAAGTACTCTATACGCTCTCCATTAATCCAAATAATGCCTGGTAAGTTTTTACCTTTATTTGGTTCTGCTAATAGATTGCCTTTTCTAACTTCGATTCGCTGATCATAATAGTTTAATGGCTGGCGTAGTGTAACCTCTGCTTTATCTAAACGCTTATAATGTGTTCTATTAAGCATATCTTTAAACTGACGATATGCAAACTTAGCTGCACCAACTGGTGCTGTAAAGTGTAATATATCTATAACATCATCATCAGCAGGAGTTTGAACTAGTTTCACTTCAGTCTTATCATCGTTTATATAATAATCCACACTCGGAGTAAGCAGCTCGTTATTTTTGCTTACCCAAACATACTGTGCATCAACTGCAGGCTCGCGTAGTCTAATAGTTCCAGATTTTAATAATCTGTAAGTTGTAACCTCGCTTGCAATAGATCTAGAACCTCTATCAACTACATCATAATTTATGCGTTCAATGCCCAAGAAATCATGATTACTGAACTGATATACTTCAAGTTCTTCACCTAACAATGGTGGTGTGTCTAGATGTAAGGTTCCTGGAGTATCAATCCACACATCCGAACCGTTTAAATATCCAAACGCATATTCACCGTCTGCAATAGCAAATATTTCCAATGTATCTCCTGGTTGTCCGGTATTATCTGTCAATAAAATAGTAGCATTTGCAACATCATATCTCCAATCTATAGGAGAAAATATTTCTTCGCCATTTAAGAATACTTTTAATTCTTCAACATCTAGTGTTCCTATTGCTTGTTGGAATGATTCAAATGCATAAGTTCTTTGATTATTTTCAGGTATTGTAAACTTAATATTGTATCCCGGATTTAAAATCTTGTTTCCAACTTTTACAATTATTTTATGTTCTAATGGTACTGCTGTAAATGGAACGTCATCTAGTGTAAACGCCGTTCTTGATCCGTCTCCGATAAAGTTACTAACAATAACTCTACTGTAGTTTGTAATATCGTTTGAAGAAAATACTGCATAGTGTACAACCCTGTCTTCTAACAAGATTTCCTCAAACCTAATTCCAACTTTAGGATTAGGTAAATCGTATCCTTCATCCTTGCTATTGAATACAATAATATCTATAGGCTCGCCATCAACTGATGCACTTACACTTGCTCCGTCAACCCAATCAACAGTTGTTATGATTTCAGAAGTCGACCCGTCTGTAATATGTTTTCCATAATCTAGCAAGCTATTAGTACCCAAAGACTGAGCAATAATATTAAGTTCCTGATTTGCTGCTGGAACACTGTTAAGTGTTAAAATATTATTAGTCCAATCTATTGTATACTCTGTATCTACAACTAAGATATCATTTATTTTTACAAATACTGCATATTTTGTAGAAGGTATTGTTCCTAAACTAAACTTAGTTCTTATTCCATCAGTTGTATAACTTTGACTATGAATAACTCCGTTGCCGTCTTGATCTCTAGTGTATACTTTAATATCAAGTGCATCTGTAACTAATCCAGGAATAAGTTCTTCAGGGCCTGCATGTGTTACAGGATTAATAAATCCGTCGCCATCAACAACTATTTCTTCAGCATTTACACCTTTTGCCGTTGCATATGGTAAATCGCCACCGCTTATTTGTGTGTCATAGCTTGTAGGATCAGGTGTAATCGAACCATCACTTGAAACTTTTCTTACAACAAGTGTTTCGCCGTCATTAAAGCTAATACCCAATGTATCAAGATCAATAACTGTAGTTGTGCTGTCACCAGTAATACTTTCTATAATAGCATCTTCATTTACTTGCTGTTCAGTTCCAAAGTTAGGGTCATCAAGTCTTACAAGATTAACTGATCCTGATTCACCTTTGTAAACATTATAAATAATACCACTTTCCAATGGCTTACTTAGTTCTACAAATATAGTAGATCCATCTGCAACAAATACTTCATCTTCATAAGTATTATCAAATGTATCCCAAGTGTCAGTATACCATCCTGCTGTATCCCAACCACTTGGTCCTGCAAAATCAATTGACTTAACTTCTACTCCACCGTAATCAATACCTTTCATTAACTGTGAAAAATCTTTGCCTAGCATTCCTGTCATTGGTTCGTAAAAATGATGTATTCTATCTTGTGCTGCTAACATATCAATAGGCTTATAATAACTAACTACAATCTGTTCTCCTTGTAAAGGAGGTGTAGCAAACGTAATCTTACCATTTTGTCTTGTATAAGTCTTATCTGTATTTTCTACGTTTTCGTATGTATATGCACTGTTTAAAAGTTCTTTACCATCTATTGTGATTGAAACTTTCTTACGATCAACATCCATTGGCCATTCTAGTTCAAACTGTGCTTGCACATTATTCCCAGTAAATGTTTCAACTTCTTGGAGTTCTTCAATAAACACTGTTCCAGAATGTCTATCAAACTTAATACGCAGGTGTGCTGTTCTTATCGGACTATCGCCTAATATTACACTAAGTCTTGCAGGAGTGCCGTCATCTGTTTGGGCTCCTTGTATTTCAACAATAGGACTTGTGATATATCCACTACCAGGGTCTGTTATTTTTACATTTGTAATCTTTCCGTAACCAATATATGCAACTGCTTTAGCTTGTCTTGTGCTTTCTCCGATAATGTTAATCTTAGGAGTAAATGTATAACCGCTTCCTCCGTCTTTTATTTTTATTTCGGTAACGGTGTAGCCTACATTTTCAATAAAATGTTTTCTCGGATATTCGTCAAACTCAGTAGTGTTTACAGTATCAATATTGCTGTTCTTTACTACACTTCTATTTGGTACAATAGTACCGTCTGAAACACTATAAAATGGTGGTAGATCAAAATCTGTAACACTAGTATTTGTAGGATCTACTTTATCATAAACGTCAACGTATTCTCTTATTTTTGTTTTATAAGGTTTTACTTCTTTCAAATAATCTTCAAAACTCTTAAGATTATCGCTGTTAAACGTTAAATCATTTCTAAGTTCGCTAACATTATATTTTGCTTTTACGAAACTAGTTTTAAATATCCAATCTAAACCAGGCTGCTCTGCAAGAGCATATCTTACCGAAACAAAGAATAAGTTATTATATTCTGCTGCTAGATCATTAACAAATATATCATCTCTAAGTGTTTCTAATATAATACGCAACTCTTTTACTGGATTATTATCGTAAAAGAAACTGTCGAAAGATCTATTATCAAATCCTACAGCATTTACACTATAGTCGTATAAAGATTCTTTAAAATATATAGTTCCTTTTTCTCTACCAACAACATTGTAGTTTTCAGTATAATCCTCAGTATAACCAGAAGCAACTTTTTGTAAAAGTATCCAGCCGCCTGAACCAGTAGACTCAACTTTTACAATGTCTCCTAACTGATCAGTTAGACTAGGTAATAAGTATGTTCCTTTTACTGAATAGTTGATAGTTGAGAACTGGTTAAATCCTTCAGCATACCAATCTTGATATTCCCAATAGTTAGAAACATCATAATCTTGTATACTTCTAACATACCAAGAACTACCATTCCAACTGTAAATGGTCCACTTACCATATAGGTTTTCATTTGTTTCTACAAGAACACTAAATGGTCTTACTATCAGTCTAGTAGTATCAAGATATCCTGAGCCGCTATTTGAGATATTCACCGCAGTTATTTGTCCTAGATTATTGATTGTAAAATCAATAATAACACCAGATCCTGGTCCTTCTATATCAAACGACGGAGCAACTTTGTAACCACGTCCGGCATTAATAATATTTGCACTTACAATACGCCCATTACTAATAACTAAGTCAATCTCAGCTTGTTGTACTTTATTTGTACTAACAAATCGGATATCACTATAGTTTGTAATCTTAGTATCATATTGCCCTGTTGTTTCTAGAGGTTGTGCCTCTTTTTCTAGCAACCTTGATAAATCGTAACTATCAATAAGTAGTTGAGATTCTACTGCTAAGTTTACACGCTCGATTGTTTGTTTCAGTGCTTCGAAACGATTTTTAAACATACTCTGCCTAGGTCTATTCTGTATACCATATCTCTTGTTAGCAGGGATGCCTAAATCCGGAACAGGCCTTAAGTTGGTGTCAAACCCAATAAGACTGTCCCACCATTTTCTTTCTATGTCAGGGTGAATAAAGCTAGTTTCTAAACCTTCACTTAAGATTTGATATTCGTTATGTCTATTGATAACATTTTCAGTATCTTCTTTATATCTTATTTGAAGTATAACATCGTCACCTTGTATAAGATCATTACAGTTATTAAGAATAAATCTATTTGCGCCTATAAGACTTGCATACTTATAACCCTGCAATCTAGGATTTTCTATTAAGTTTGAAATATCTACACAGTTTAGTTTTCTCTTAGGTTTATAATCTGTAGGTATTGTACGTTTATTTTGCACCCAGAAATAGTATTTTGCTCTAAAGTTTTGAGATATTTTATCATATGTTAACTGTGTGCTGTAACGAGTATTTCCGTAAACACTTTGTCCACTTATTCCGAGTTTTAATCCATTGTCAGTATCTGCAAGTTCGTCCCAAACTTGTGGTACGTAATCGCTTTCTACCCATTCAAAAATATCTATACTAGAACCTCTAATAAGTTTATTCCAATCACGTTTTTGATCATTAATAGAGCCACGGTATGGATATGTAAATCTTGCGCCGTTAGTTGCCCACCATGTTTCACCGACATGCTCTTTCCCCCAATATCTTGCAGGGTCTACTAAGAAATCGCTTGCTAGTCCTGTATTATAGTTTGCAGGATCAAACCCAGCTTTGTAATCTATTTCTTGTTCTGCAGGGCCTGCTATTTTTCCTTGTAAGGGATCGATATAGTCTAGTCTTGATATAAAAGTATTAGTTCTCTTGTTATACAAAGTTATTCCAGAAATCTTATCAACATCAACAGGAAGTACTTGTGTGTCTAATCTTTCCCATGCTGTTGAACCAACATCTTTTCTAAAGTTTACTACTTGTCCTCTATATCCGTCAAGTGTATCATTTTCTGCGTCCCATGTTCCAGAACTTTGTAGAGGGATACCAACATAGATATGGTTTTTAACATTGTATAAGTTTTCGCCAAATGTTGCTTGTACACTCGGATATATTATGTTTTCAGAATAAACAAGTTCGTTGTTTAAATCTTCGTAGATATAAATCACACCTTTATCTAGTTTAATATTTTCAAACTTAGTAAATCTACTATCAAAGAATGTTGTTTCGCTGTCAAATGTAGTTGGAATTTTTTGATCGCCATTAAGACTGCTAATCAATAAGTTTTCACTACCAAAGTCTAGTGCATGTCCAAACTCTTCTGCTACTTCGTTTTGCTGACTAGTTAGCATTTGATCTAATACAAACTGTCCGTTTTGTAGTTTGTAAATATAAACTATTCCTTTGTCTGTACCAGCTTCATCATTTTTAGACGCACTTACTGCAAACTTGTCACCTTGCGGATTAAGACTGATGTTTTCGCCCCATTCTGTATCATTATTAGGAGATTCTATAATCTGGTCAACAGCAAACTTATTGTCTATAGCACGGTAAACAACTATGCGCTTTTTAGTAGTACTATCACTAGCAGCAAGTTCTGATTTTACAACTAATACTTCAGCATCGTCGCTTATATCAAATGTTTGTGTAAACTGTAAAACATCAGTTGCTGGATCATAGATGTCTTCATCGTATAACGTTTGTCCAGTTAGATTAGGCAAATACCCTACATAGTCTATTCTACTATCAACTTCAGTCCAATCACTAGTGGTAAAAGGAACATCTTGACTTATATTAGTAGTTGCTTTATAAAGAGTATTGTCTTTGAGTACAATATTGTCTTCTGCATAGCTGTAAGCATTATTCCATTCGCCTCTGTAGTTAACGTCTTTACCATATCTCCAACTTATATTTCTCCAATAAACTGGATCTGTAGGAATAACTATGCTAGGCACAGATCTAATAGCTTCATAATATTCATCTTTATAATAAACTATTTCGTCTATTTCATAATCTCTAACTTGGTAATCTCCGCTAAAGGCGTCTGTCGGTCTAATACCGTGTCTAAATATTTCTATTTGTCCTGCATTTTCTTTAGTACCTGATCCACTTGCAGATACTAATAAGGTATAATACTTGTTATTTTGTACGATTCTAACTTTAGACCCAAACTGTCTATCTTCTTTAAAATATAAACTTGCAAGGGTTTTTTGTAAAGCATAAGTGGAATCATTTTTACGCCTGTATATTGCTATTACTCCTTCGTTAGCAAAGCCATTTGAAGTACCAAACTCATCTACAGGCATATTGAACAACTGTCGGTAATCCTTATTTAAACTATAAGGCGGATTTTCATCAAGAGGTATACCAGGATTTATTCCTTCTCTAAAGAAATAATATTCTATGTCTGATAATATAGGAGTATCTGTCCAAGAATTACTAGAGTTTACAAAATCAGAATCTGCTTCAAACACTAGTAACTTTCCTACAACACTTGTTCCTACAACTATATCGTTTTGAGAAGACTCGACTTCTCCAAATACTCTGTCAACATCGCCGCTGCCTCTAATATCATCATTGGCTAACCGTTTTAGTTCATACCTTCCAATATTATTAAGTTCTTCAAAAGTTCCGCTTACTGATACAACAGTTCCATCTGCTTCTGTGTATTCATCAAGTAATCGAACGTATAATCTTAGTTTATTAAAATCACGCTGCACATACATTACTTCGGCAGCACTATTAGGAGCCAATGCACTAACAGCAAGTCCTCCAGACCCGTCACTTGCTGTTTGTACATCAATAATCACATCGCCTCGATCTCTAGTTTGTAAAATGGTTCCGTCATGATAATATCTTCCTTGTGGCTGGAAGGGGAATCCAGAAGCGTCAAACCTAGATAGTTCACAATCGATATATCCATCCCAAATTTCTGAGATAGTTTGTTCAGTGTTTACTATCGAGTCTGATAATAGTGTTCCATCATAATTAATGTCTACATCGACATCATATATTTGTAGATTAAAACTATCTCCAGGACTTAAATCATTTGAAAATTGCTTTCCAACTCTTACTACCCATTTATTTGTAATACGGACTAGTTCTGTTCCATCTTGGCCGTCTGCATCTGTTGGATCACCGGTGTAGGACAGTTGTGTCATAAAACTTACTCTGTTTTTTAAGTTAACATATTCACCTATTTCTCCTACATCGTCTTGAACATTATAGTATCTTCTAACTGCTCTTCCTTCTTCAGCAGCAATAATAACATCTGAAACTGTCAACCCCTGGCCAACATCATAAAAACTTGATAAGTTTCTATACGTAAATCCGTCAACATCTACTATTTCGCTTTCCCAACCCGATACAGGTGCTGCATCTGAATTATAAGTTTTGAATACCCAATATCCGCCTAGCAAATCGCTAGTAGTAAAGGTTTCTTCTAATGAATAAAGTCCTATAAACTCTGTTTCGTTAACAAAAAGCTCTCCTGTTATTTCAAATATACCATTTATTTCTTTAACATATATCACTGCACTGTCTTCTGCTGTAGAAACATAGACAACTTCTGCTCTACCTGTGTTTGATGTTACAAAATCTCCGACATCAGGAAGGGCAATAAATGTCGGTATTTGCAATACAGCATCTACTTTATGAATAATCTCATGCAATGTATTTGTTAACCAAGAAGCATTTAGATTTGGAAATGCTCCGTTAAACGGTTGATAGTTATCAAGTGTTGGATATGCAAAACTGCGCTGATTCCAAATAAGGCTTACAAAATCTCCCGACTCGTCTGTTTCAAAGTTTCTTGATTTTGTACCTAAGTACATATCAAGCGGTGCTCTTACTAAGAAGTGATCTACATAGTTATTTTCTAATCCCGGATCACCGGACACAAGTAATGTTAAGTTTGTTGAATCGACGGATGGATCTTGGATGATATTTTGATAGTTATCAAAAGTTGAGAAATCTTGGGAAACAGTTTTCGGTTGTATTTCTCGGAGAGCTTGCCATAAACTTTCTCTATATTTTACAATATCTCCTTTAACATAACCCAAAGTAGGATTAAACTCTCCTTTATATTTTGTCTTTACATTAGAGGCATTAGGTATACCTACAACAATATATTCTCCGTCGGGTGAAATATCCACAGATTGTGAAAATCTACTATCAGTAACATCAAACTTATCTTCTTCAGTAAATGTTATTTCCTGGTTAACAATAAAGTTACTATTTTCTCTAGGTCTTTGATATACTGTTATCTTACCATTTTCGTCACCTGGTGCACCTATAACCATAGTTCTGTTATTTGCGGTAACAGCCATAGTTTTTCCAAACTCTTGATCTGTACTATCCCAATCACTTGGATTAGCAACTACTTGACGCTGGCTATAAACCGGATTATTTTCAACAACTGCCCACGACCCATTATTAAAATCATCTACCCAAAAACGCTGATCGTTTAATAATGACTCTTTAACAACATCATTTATTTCAGAAGATTTTGTAACTCTTACAGGTCTAAGTTTTACTAAAGCTAACTCTTGATTTTCAAAGTTAGTTGGAGTAGTTGTAGACACAAACTTTATTTTGTTAAGTTCTGCTTTTTGAACTTCATAAAGTCCTTCTAACTCATAAGATGAAGCACCTAATACTCCAAATATTTCGCCTACTTGTATATTATTTTTTGTCCACTTATCTAGTGTTATTTCTATAAGCGGATCGTTATCTTCTGTAAAATCACCAGTGTTAGGTTCTAGGTCTATTGCTTTTATCTTTGTATCTATTATTTGGTAAACAGTCCAATCATCTGCGCCGGTTTCTATT